GGGGCGTCCCTGGCTAGTCGGACCAACATTGGGCGAGGACACTTCAACATCACGGATGAATCCATCAGGGTCGTCGATGAGTGCTCGGACAGCGGCATTGACGTTTTTGTCCAGTTGACGTGCGGTGTTCGCTAGTTCGATAGCCAGTCCATCGTCATACCCAGTTTCGGACATGCGCTGGAAAATTGGCGCATAAAACTGATCAAAGAAGTTGCTCTCTAGTTGCCCTTCTGTTGGATCATAGTAATACAGCGCATTGCTGTCAAGAACACCTTCTGGCACGCGCGGACGTCCGTCAAAGTATGTGCTGTCGAAAATGTTGCGTAGGCGCCTAGCAACCAGGTCCTTCACGTCATCGGGGGTGAAGTCTCCTGATTGGGCCAAATTGAGAAGTGCATTAGCATCATCCCTAAGCATTTCAATCTGGCCCGGGAACAGGCTTGACATGTCCTCGTAGGTGCGGTCAATCTCGCTTAGTTCGCGGCGGGCAAAATCTTCCAATTGATCTGCGTCAAGGTCTGGGCCGACTTCAATAAGGGCCTGCACAAAGACCATCCGCTGCTGGGTAAGCGTTCTGTCCCCAAACCCTGGGTGCTCTGGGTTTTCGAACGTAAGCCACGGATGCCTGTTTAGGACGTCAGTTCTTACAGCATCTCTAATAAACTCTTGAGCGCTAGTATCGGTTTCATTTGGCGTAATATCATCTACTTCAAAACGACCTTCGAAGAATGAGGGTTCGAGCCTACGAGCAGTGTAGTAATTCGCCAGATCGACATCGTCTTTCACTTGGCCTCTAACCAGCGCATCCAGTTTGTCCATCGATGTTTCTTCTGAGATTTCCCCCCTGTCGAATGCCTCAGCCAGTGCCTCGGCACGCTGCATTCTGTACTCTCGGCGCTCTGCATGAACTTCGCTAATATTCCGGTCACCTGGTTCAAACTGGCGCCACGCCCGTGACGATGCAACATAATCCTTGTCTTCTGGATCGCCTTCCAGAGCCAGGAATCCCAATGGCCTTGTCTGCAGTTCGGCAGTTTTTTCGTCGACACTGTCGGCAAATTCCCGTCGGCCGAAAAGGCCGAACTGGCCTTCGCGACGAATGCGATCAACAACAACTCCGACAGCCTCTGCTGCCGCATCTTCATCAGGAGTTCCTACTGCCTTGTCGGCTCGCCGCACGGCGGCATCAAATTCTTTTTCAAGTTGCCGGCGCAGGTCTGTTCCGACAATTCCCTCTTCTTGAACAATTTCTTCGGCAACTCGAATGCGCTCGTCTGCCTCTACGCCAGCCTGAGTGGTTGGGTTGGTTACTGGCGGGCTAATATCATCCGCCTCTGGGCGCGCCGGGATGACGTCACTTGAAGTGCCATCCTCGTTATCAAGCAAGCGATCAGAAACGGTACCACGGTTTCGGAAGGTTGTATATGTTTCGCCTTCCACCGGGCGGAAACCAGATGGAATCTTTTCTTGAGGCACTGAGATGAACTCGTCGAAGTCGGCTTCATTTGCCGGCGCCTTGTATGGCCGGTTGCCGCTGTTATTGCCACCAAATCGTCCTGGAGGGAATCGTGATACGGAGCCGGTCGTACGTTCGCCCGGACCAATCGTTCGACGAGTATTGGCGTTTTCAATCATGCGAAGCCCGCGCCACGCAAGTTCACGGCGCTCCAGCGACTCATTCTCGTCTACCATGATGTTGTACAAGTTCTCGAACATGTCGTCGAGCGTCTTGTCATCAATGACATCCCAGTTGCGGTAGCCGCCGTAGCCAAACTCATCGCGAATGCGTCGACCGACTCGTTGCCAGCGCGGTTGGGGGAGTTCACCGCCACGTCGATAATCCCTGAGGTACTCAAGGAGTTCCCCGACAGTCATCTCTGTTTCTTCGTCCGGGAAGCCTTCCTCCCGTCCGGTTTCGTCATCACGTCTTGCGGTTCCACGTGAACGACCGAATGAACCCGGCCGCCCTCGTCCGCCAGCCTCAGTAGTGTCTCCAGGGGTCCTAGGACGCTCGGCGCCAGCCGGACTTGTTGGGGCCGGCTCATCTCCGCGACGGCGACGGCGCTTGGGCTTTGCCTCGCCCTCTGGTGCTCCCTCTGGCGCGGCCTCGGGAGTCGCGTCTGGTGTTGCGCGCTCCTCTGGTGCTGCTTCTTCTGTCGGCTTTGGCTTGCGTGGCTTACGCGGCTTTTTGCCAGCAGGAGTTTCTGGGCTTGCGGGTTCTGCTTCTGGTGCTTCAGTCGGCGTTGCCTCACCCTCTGGTGTGGTGTCCGCTTCTGGCACATCGATTACGTCTTCTACCGCTTCTTCTGTTTCTGCTCCGCGCTCACGCTGCTCGGTGTCAAAAACCCAGTCACGCCATGCGCGGGCAGACTGAGCGTAGTTGGGCAGGTCTTTGTCAGGTACTTCTCGTTCTGATGGAACACCCTGTTCGCGATCGAGTTCTGCTAGATCACTCTCGTAGAATTCATTGATCATTTCCCGTTCTTCGTCGGTTGTTGCAGCCTCTAGACGGCGATCACGCTCTGCCTTAAGTTCGGCACGCCTCTTGAGGATTCTTTTATTATGACGGTCGATCTCAACCATGGACTTGGCGGCAAGGATGCGCCGCGTAAAGTCTTCGTTTGGATCAAGAGCGATTCGACGCAGTTCGTCGTAAAAGTTATCTAGTTCATCGGGAGTCATCCGACTCAATGGCTTGTTGAACAAGTCGGGAAACTGCTCCCGAACTATCCGCTCCCAATCAGACCGGTTGGGGGCATATGTGGCTCCTCCTTCGGCTCCAAATACATACCAAGCCAAGCGTTCTTCGGGTGATAATCCATCGATGAACTCTTGGCGCGGACTTAGTGGGCGCGGACGCGGCTCTCTTGGGGTGCGACCACCAGGCCGAGGCGCTGGTCGTGGTGTTGGGGTTGGCGCTGGGCGAGGACGAACTGGAGTGCGTCCACCCGGACGAGGTGACGGGGTTCCTGGCGTAGGCGTGCCGGGGGTGGGCGTCGTGGGGATCGTTGGTCTTGTGCCAGGGGTTGGCGTAGGGGTGCCAGGGGTTGGGGTTGTTGGAACCGTCGGCCTCGTGCCAGGGGTTGGCGTAGGGGTGCCAGGGGTCGGCGTGGTCGGAACTGTTGGCCTTGTGCCAGGCGTTGGTGTTGGAGTACCAGGGGTTGGGGTTGTTGGAACTGTCGGCCTCGTGCCAGGGGTTGGCGTGGGCGTTGGGGTGGTGGGGACCGTAGGCCTTGTGCCGGGGGTCGGAGCGGGACCCGGTCCTGGAGTTGGCGATGCCGGAGGATTCCCTGGTGCCATCCCCGGACCTGTCGTCCCGGTAGGAATTCCCTGTTCTTCACGTGCCTGCTCGTCTTCTCGATCACCCCAGCCCCAGTCAATGCGACGGCCGACCTCTCGCAAGCGAGAGAGGCGTTCCAGGAGTCGCTGACCACGCTCTGCTCTACGTAGTGCCCGCTCACGCCGGCGCGCCATCTGCGGGGTGTCAACACCCTCTTGAGCAAAGTCCTGAAGTCGTTCTCCGCCGCGACCGATAAGTCCGCGCAGCCCACCTCGGCCGCCGCCGATTCGAGATAGCCCTCGACCAAGGCGCGCAGCAAGTCGTCGCACGAAACCAGTCGTACAACCTTCACCAAGTCTGTTGGTGAACTGACCGGCCGCGGGCGTTTCGGGGGGACAGCGGAACTGCCCGGCCACCGAGTCCCAGACTGCTTTCTTGACACGAATCTCAAGTTCAAGAGCGCGAGCCTTGGACTCTGACTCAAAGGCCTGCGCCTTGTAGTTGACTGAGTCGCGCCATGCAGTAATCGACGAGTGATCAATTCGCTCTAGGCGTACACGTCGCGTCGGAGCGGTATTCGCTGTTTTATGCCGAATACCACTGCTCGACAACTGCTTGGTTTCAATCATTCTGACATTCCCACAAACTCAAATAGGCGGGCCTTGGATGCTCGGAGCGTACTGAGCCGACGATTAAACACGTCCTTCATCAGTTCCATGCGCACTTGCTCTGGCTTTGTCAGTTTACCATCGACAAGGAGTCGCTTCATGTACTCCTCCCAGCGAAAATCCTCGGCTCGCTTAATTGTGTCGTTGTACATTTCGAGCAATACTTGACGCTGACGCTGGGACACATTGGTGAAAATGCCCTTGTAGGCCGCGCCATTTCTGTCATACCAGGCGCCCAGAACATCGACTCGACGGGATCGCAGTTCGTCCGCCGACAGTCCAGCGCCACCCGCCAATGAGTCGCCCAAAGAGAAGGTGCGCTTTGATTTTCCGACGCTTGCGGTGGCCAGGTTTTCTAGAGTTCGTCCACGATTGTCAAGCAAAAAGTCCGACATGGCCAAGACCATAAGGTCCTTCATATTTGCCGATTTGATCGGATCAGCAGAAATGGCGCCGTCAATAATATTGCGCGGGTCTTCGATAAACGAATCACGCATTTCGTTCTTTCCGGAACCAACGACCTTTCCGGCCTTGAGGCCGAGGAAGTTCTGAATATCCGACGACAGGCGACGGGACAAGAACTCGAAGTCATTTTTGGCTGGAGTTTTAATCCACTTATTCCCGCGCCCACCGTCATACAACGTGGTGCGATTCTTGCCTTTTGATTCCTTGTACTTCTTGGAGCCAGCAACAGCACGCGCAATAAGTTCAGGGGCAATATCAGCAAGCGAGCCACCCCCATTGAGGTGGGCGATGGCATCCTCTAGCGAGATGATTTCCTTCTCTGGGGCGGTGCTGGCCGACTGCTCAGCAACACGCTCGATCTTCCAGGGCTCGGCCCCCTCCTGCCGGCCTGGAGCATCGACGGACATGAACTTCTCATAGACCCATCGGCGCACTTGTGCAGTTTCTGCGCCACGGCTGGCGGTTATCAGATCATTGGCATTATCTACGTCTGCGATATTCTCGCGGTAAATAAGCGAGCCGTTCGACATGTCTGCGATTTCGCGAAGTCGATCTCCTCCGTCAAATGGCTTCGGCTGAGTGCGACTAATCTTCTGGGCCCACAAGCGCCCAAGGCGTCGACGATCTCCGTTAGTCAGTTCCTTAGTTGCCTCTAGCGTAATAGTTCCTCCGCCGGGGAGGACGTTGTGTAGTGAGCGAACCTTGTTCTGCCAGATGAGCGGCGCGTGATCTGAGCCAATGTTGTTCGGGCTTGGCACTCCGGCGAAGAATGACGCGCCCTCCATGTCCAGGCTTCGTCGTACTTGCGCCAAGGACCGCGAGGTCACTGCCGGCGCCAGAATCAAGCCATCGCGGCGGGCCATAAATCGAGCATTGGGGTTTGTCTCCAGAACGGACACAATTCCGTCAAATGCACGCTTCAATTTCTTGGGGTCTGGGCCGGCGACTCGTGGAATCTGTGCCTGTCGCTGAATCTGAATCGTCTGCGATGTGAGTGCTCCTCCGCCTAGTGCGCGCATCATTGCCTCAGACATTGGCGCGCGCAGGAACGGACGGTTCAGGTCAAGCAGTCCGCGAAGCCTTGAGTTGGGGAGTTCGAAGAGAATACGACCACAATTGGCAAATCCACTTGAAGCGAACCGCCCGCCGTTTTCGTAACCGGCAGGACAGCGTAGTTGTGCTCGGTAAGCACGTCGGGCAGCGCCAGTGATGGCACCTCCGCCGCCGATTCCTCCCAGCCCTCGGCCCAGTCGTCCGCCCCCACCGCCACCAGGGGTAATCAGGCCGAATGCAGCAGCGCGTGGGCTCGTGTACCGAGAAAGGTTTCCAGGGGTAAGTAGCGAACCGACAGCCTGAATACGCCGACCAACAGCAGAGTCATCCCTTAGGACGCCAGCCTTTACTTGCTGCTCTTCAAGGAGCCGCATGGTGATGATCGCCTTGTAGTTGATGACATCGCGGGTAGGCAATCCTGCCTGCTTAAACAGGTGCGGAGTTGCCTCGTGCGCGAAGATACGACGAACTACAAGCGGCTCGTTGCCGAGCACAGCGTCTTCCCGCTCCTGATCATCCCCCATAGGGACTCCTACTTAGTTGAGTGGTTCTTCGTCCAGGGCCATCAACTCAAACTCCATGAGTTTGGCCATCAGTTCTGGATCATCATTGACCGCTACAGCAGACTCGGACTTCTCTCCGTCGGCCACGGGCTTGGACCATTCCTCGGGAATCATGTCTTCAAGGCCGAGTTCCTTGGCGCGCTTGGTGATGTGGCGCTTAGCCGCCTCAACATCCTTAGCACGGCCGTGAGCCATGATGGCATTACGCAGGTCCTCAGAGTCCTTGATTGGGAAGGAGCCGTCTTCCATGGCCTCGCCACGCTTTGACATCTCTTCACGCTGATCAATTCCGTATGCGCGCTTGAGAGCGATCTCGGCAATTTCCGAATCGATCTCCATCGCCTGAACCGCGTCGTACTCGTCGTAGCCGAGAACCTGTCCATCGAGGCTCACGTAGACATCGTACGAGCGACCATCGACGCCATTGATCTCAACTGCGTAGGCCTCACTGCCCTCGAACTCGTCTGCATCAACCGACACGATGTCGCCCTCAATTGACTTGACGGCGATGAGGCCGGCATCCTCGAAGGAGATAATTCCGCCATAGTGCTCTGCTGACTTAACGTCGAGCACCGAGGAATCGAGTTCGTGCCAGCCGCGACAACGAGCATCCTGGCCATCGAAAACGGCCTCGATGACCGTATCGTCACGCTTTACCTGAACGATGAAGACATCCTTGACGTCGGAGTATCCACCCGAGAGGGTCTTGCCGGCGAACATACCTTCAGCAAGTCCCTGAACCTCGATGAGGGTTGGCAGGCCCTGCTCTGGAGCACATCCGCCGGGGCAGGCCGCGCAAGGGCTAGCGGAGCCGGCCAGCATCTTCTGCTGGAATCCGCAGACATAAGCATCCTCGTCCCAGTCAGCGCTCTTAACACCCATGGTCTGCATACGGGCAGCGCGAGCAGCGCGACGACGCTTCATTTCTTCTTCGGCCATGCGCTGCATTTCGGACATGTCGCCCTCGCTCATGCCCATGCCACCCTTTTCGGGCATCTCATCGCTCATCATCTTTGTACCGCACTGCGAGCAGAACTTCGCGCCGGGAGCATTCTTGTACGAACACTTGGGGCATACGCCCTTCACGTCAGACTCTTCCTGCATTTCTTCTTCTTCGGGCTTGTCCGCCATGGCCGCAGGCATCATGCCGTTGGGCATCATGTTTTCCTTCCTGCGCATACGGTTGCGCAAGGCCCGGAACATGCCCTTCTCATATTCGTCGAGCATCTCGTCGTCTTCAATCATTTCGCCGTTCTCGCCCTTACGACGACGACGGCCCATGAGCATGCGGAGCAGGCCCTTCTCTTCCTCGGTCAAAAGATTCTCGTCGTACTCTTCTTCCGACATTTTCTCTTCATCCTCACCGGGGCCCATGCCATACTTCTGCTGAACAGCCATAGCGCCGCACGCGCCGCAGACCTTGGAACCGCTTTCGTAGCCGCACTCACTAGCCTCAAGGCCCTTGGCGCACGCAACTACGTCGCCTTCGGCGCTGATCTTTACTACTGCTTTTTCGTCCATTTGGTCGTTCTCCTTGTATTGCATAGCCCTTGTTGTGCATGCATTTGGTGATGAACATCCAGAGCAGGGTGACATTCGTTTGTCGCCTGTAACCATACACTGGAACTTCGGTTGAATTTTGTGGATTGCTTTGACAGCATCGTACTCGACCGAATTTATATCATCCGCAATAAACGCACTCTCCTGACTAGTCATTACTTTTGGGTGATCTTGAGGCTTGCTGTTTGAGCCGACTTACTACCATAAGCAGCACTAAACGATTTTAGAGCATTGTTAATAGCCTTTTCGGCATCTACCGAAAGTGTTTCCTTGGCAAAAACCAGGCCATCCTCGGTCGCCTTGCAGTCAACCTTGTGATGTGAGAGCACCGGGTCGATGTGATTCTTGATGGCGAACAGGTCGGAAATCGGCGCCTTAATGATGGGCGCACTCTTCTCCTCCTTCGAGGCTTCAGAAATTACCTGGTTAAGAAGGTCAGCAATTTGTCGTAGCCGGACCATATTGCGGGTGGAAATTATTCGCCCGGCCTTGAACAAAATCTCGTCGTCATCGGACTTCATCCCGCCGCAACCGCAGCCACATCCACCCGAAGACATCGGGGGCTTCATGTATTCGTACTCGACCTCATTGCCGTCATCGTCGTCCCCAACGTGAACCCAGTTGGAGTCGTCGCCAATGAACTGCATGAACTCTGGCTCCATTTCCATGAATTCCTTAAGCACCATGTTGGCAAACTTGATGTCGGTATCTGTTACCTCATCTAGGTTGTCGTTCTCGTATCCCTCGACAAACGGGTCAGCCTTTTTGGGATTGGCAAGCCGTGACATCCGCTCATTAAATTGCCTGTCAGAAATAATCGAGCCGCGAACAACTCCGCGGATTTTACGACGGCAGTTCTTCATGCCCGGGTGGTGACAGCCCTCATTGGGCCATAGTCCGGTTGTCTCGTGGTGTAGCCACGCACAGATGCGCTCAAGTGGGTACAATTCTGGGTGGTCGGCCAGAATGACTAGGCAACGACGGAATCCGCCGGGCTTACGCATGATGGGCCGCCAGTAGCGGAGCAGACGCTCCAGGTTGCCACGGCGAGGTCCATACCCACGAAGAATGTCGCCAGTAATATTTTCCTGGGGAATGACATCCACTGGAGCCGGAGCCTTGGCTTCACCATTCGGCCACATTCCACCAACAGTTCCGCCCGCTGCCGGCGTGTAAACAGTTTGAGCCTGAACCTTCTCTGGCTCACCGAGCATGTACTTCTGAATATCGTCCTCATAGTGGTACGACACGCGGAATGTGTTCATTTGGTCATCTTCCGAGATGTGATCAAAGATCACAATGTTCTCGTCCATGACGCGAATACGGACGCTGCCCTTGAACTTTTCGACTAGCGCCTGAGCAAGTTCTTCTGGGTCCTTGGACTCCGCCGGCGATGCGTTGCCATAGCCAGAGTCGTCATCCTCGTAGGGCAGGCCCTTCTTCTTGCGGTCATTGAGTTTCTTGATCTCCTCCCGGACCAAGTCCTTCATGTGCCCTTCCCCACGGCTGCCAACCGCCAACCACTTTATCTGGGCGATTACGCCGGGAAGACGGAAGTCCTGCTCGTGGCGGGCGACCCATGCCTCTCTTAATTCGAGCGCTGCGATTTGAGCGTCGGTTGTTGCTACACCATTTTGCTTGGCAATTTTTGTCAGTATTTCGTACTGAGCGTTGCCCTTGATGTTTCCGCCCTTGCGCCAAAGTTCCGGATACTCCGTTCGGACCATCTCGGCAAAACCGCGGTCAAACATCGGCCACTTGCTTTTGCCGAAAGAGGTTACTTTATCTTCAGCCTTATCGGCCTTGATTGAAATTGTAGCGGTTAACTGGTTGGCGCCATGAAGCACTGGCGAGACTTCGTAAAGTTCCACCTCACGCAGGATGTTTGCCTGACGAGACGAGTCGTAGATCGAGTCAAGCGTCTTGTAGCCAATCGACCATTCTTGGTCTGGGCCGAAGAAAGCAACGTCAGCAAAGGCTTGCCGCCCGCGCTCGCTCTTGAGGTTGAACTGAACGCGAGCATAGAGCCCACCAACGCCGACGTTGCGCATCTTGGCTGGTAGGCGAGGGTCATTGGGCTTGACTTCGTAGATTTCAAGGACCTTGCCGATGGGACTATTCCAGTCATGACCCCAAACGACTCGGGGATTACGGCGCTTCAGGCTTCCGTCGAAAGCCCCAGGAACGATGATGTCGCCAACAGCGTCCTTATTACCGAAGGCGGCGACGAAGCACTCAACAATGCCCTGCGCTTCATCGATGCTGATTTGACCAGTGTTGGCCTTGAACTCATAGTCGCGAGTCTGCGTAGGCATTTACGTATCTCCAAAAGTCGATTACAGTTTATGATACTCGGCGCATTACCCCAGTAGGGGAATGTTTCAGTAATGGCATTACTTATTCAGTCGGCTGAATACGCAAGCGGCAGCGACAGTTGATTGTTAGCCCTGGTGGAGCAAGCGGGTCTCCGGGGAAGCGAAGGATAACACCCTCGTCAGTAAACGAATCCTTGAGTGGTACTGCCTTGCCCTCAAGAACCCTGTGCTCATTGCGCACCGATGAGTCTTTGCGAGTGACCCACTGCTTACTAAACCGCAGTGAGCCGTTTTCTTTTTTGCCCACAAAATACAGGCCGGCGTTATAGGCAGACTGCGCTTCATGCTCAGCGATCTGTCGCTTCCGCTTGTTAAGCAAATACGCGAAGATTGCAATCAATGCCGCTTTAAGCAGGGCATTTCTTTCGTCCTGGTCACGAATACTCATGCCAACGAGGAGCGCCGCTGCAATTTCCTCACGAGTCGTATCATTGACTTGCTGCATTCTCGCAACCTGACTGTCAAGATATTGCTGCAACTCTTCCTGATCGACTGGCTCTGATGCCTGTGGGTATTGCTCGCGAGCCTGCCTGACTGCATCATTAACAATCCCAGCAATTAGCGGCCGCATGTCGTCGTTGATCTGCTTATCCCAGACCTTCTTGTCGAACACCGACCCGACGTCAAGAGTTCCGCCAATCATCAACTTGCGCGCCTTGGGGCCGAGGGCCTTCTCCAAAATTACACGCTGTTGGCGCTCAAAAAGATTATCTAGTTTTGCGTCGAGAATGTCTGCCCAACGGTCGGCAGACTCATCTGCCTTGACGTCAGTTTGTACGAAAGGGGTATCAGCCCCCTTGAGGCTGATAAAGGACCCTTCGGCTGAAAGTTGACCAGAGGGTGGTGGGGTAACCTGGGCTTCCGGTGGTACGGCATTTTGCTCTGGGACAACAATCCCCATTCCTGGTTCAACTCCAGGAGGAGTTTGAGGCGCCGCTGCCGGCATCGGCTCAACCCCTGGAACTGCGCCGGCCTGAACCGCCTGAGTCATTACGGTCTGGGGCGCCGCTCCTGGAGCCTGCCCCTGGGGCGGGGTCTCCATTGGCTTCTCGGGGTTGCCAATTGGAGCCAGGTTCGGGTTGGCCAGCATGGAGTCGGCCAGGTCAGACACAACATTCTTGCGTCCGGTGTGTGAGCGGTATTCGTTGGCGGAGATAAGGCCAGCCTGGAATTCTTGGAGCAGGTGACCTTCGCGCTCTTGCTTGGCAAGAATCAGAGCGGGGACATCGGTCGTATCGAAGTCGATATAGTAAACCGGATGCAGGCTGTCCAGTGCGCGAGCGATTGGCTCAAGGTGGGGGAGCATGGTCTCCATCCAGAACACCTTGATCTCTTCGCCTGCGTTCGAGAACGTACGTCCAGCGGCATTACCTATCACTGACTCGGGCACACCAAAGGCCGCCAGGATTTCTTCCTTGGTGATTTGCCGCATGGAGGTGTAGGCCGCATCACGGGGGCTGGCACCAGTGTCAAGAAAATCAACACCATCTTCGGAGGCAATAACCGTAGTTCCGCCAGCGCGGTTGATGTTGCCCCGGAATCGTGAGCGCAACTCGTCCTTGTCGTCGTCATCCATTTCGCCACGGACAACGAGCAAGCCGCCCGGACGACCATCATTGATGAGGAAGTTGCGGTTATAGATTTTGGCCAGGTTCTCAATTTCGATAGCCACTCCCGCCGCCTCCATGGGGGTTAGCGAAAGATAGGGATCGAGTGGGTGCGGCCGGCGAATCCAAATTACGTCGTCGGCCTTGACGAAGACCTTTTTGCCATTTGGCATGTCCACCTCGAACCCAGAAACAAATTTCTTGGGGTCCGGGACAGGGGCTGTGAACTGGGGCGGAAGAAGATGAAGGGCAATCAACTCACCATTACGCCCACGAATCTTTTCAATAAATACCCCTCGGGTGCTCATCAGCAACTGCGAGGACAGGCGGTAGCGGAAGACGAAAGAATCTTCGCCTTCGTTCGCCTTTGAGTTCAGTATGTCAAGAATCTGGTTGTTTTCCTTGACAACTGTTCCGTTAGGGGAGTTGTCTTCACGGAGAATAATTGGTAGCCGGGCCTGGTTGCCGGCGATGGCGTCGATACAACGGAATACCCAGGTAACCTTTTGCATGCCTTCGCGATAAGCGCGCTGCATGTCCCAGCCGTCCTTATAGGCCTTGCCGGTTCGAGCGATATCAAAAGACACTGGTGCGCCAGGATTGAGGCCCGATGCCTTGATCGATTCGGAGACGATGTCCTTCGTCTCTTCCATTGTTTTTGTCTGTGGCTTATTCCAGGCCATTAGTCACGTCCCAAAAGGTATCCATATAGTCCAGCATTTGCACCTGCTACTATTAAACCAGCCCCAGGCCATCCCAGCATGGAAACTCCTATGGCGGGAAGAACGACAAAACAACCCATCAAAAAGTACGCCGAGGTTTGACGCGAAGTAAGTATACCAATAAATCTTTTCGGTTTACTGGGATTATTCTCAGATTCTGCCATTGCTGCGTTCTCCGTGGGGTAAGCACCCTAACATCATCATCCTACACACAACGGAGCCCCCCAGTGACCGATTGGTCCAGTATCCTCGAATATCTTCAGCCCAAGCAGCCCGAGTTCTGCCCTGAAGAACCGTCATTGACGCAGAAGGTATTTCTGCGGACCTATCAACTCGAAGCACTATTTGGCGGAGCGGCCGGTGGGGGAAAATCCTCGGCACTACTGATGTCGGCCCTTCAGTATGTTGATGTGCCCGGATATTCAGCCATCCTATTTCGTAGGACGTTCGCTGACTTGGCCCTGCCGGGAGCCTTGATGGACCGTGCCCGTGAATGGATGTCCCGCCACGACGATGTCAAGTGGAATGGCGTACAAAATACATTTACCTTCCCATCAGGAGCCAGAATCACTTTCGGTTATTTGAACAATACAAATGACTATCTTCGCTACAAGGGTGCTGAATTTCAATTCATCGGCATGGATGAAGTTACAGAAATCCGTGAGAACGACTATCGTTACCTGTTCTCCCGACTGCGCCGTCCGGCCTCTGGCCCGCTGTCCAAGGTGCCCCTACGGATGCGAGCCGCGTCGAACCCAGCCCCGAACTGGGTGCGTCAGCGCTTCATTGTCGAAGGAATGAAAAACAACCGCATTTTCGTGCCATCCAAATTGACTGACAACCCTGGCATCGACGCTGAGTCCTACCGTTCAGCGTTGAGTTCGCTAGACCCGATTGAGCGCCGGCGCCTCGAAGAGGGCGACTGGTGGTCGACTACACTCGGCTCGCTGTTCGAGCGAGAGAATTTTATTCTGATCGACCCAGCGGAAATCCCTCAGTTGACATCCTCGGCTCGCGCGATTCGATTCTGGGACCTTGCGGCGACCGAACCCTCTCACTCGAACCCTGATCCCGACTGGACCGTTGGCACTCTTATGCTATTTGACCAGGGAGTGGCCTATGTTGTTGACGTCAAGCGGGCCAGGGTCAAGGCCGAAAAGGTCGAGCAACTCATTGCAAATACCGCAATGGAAGACGGCCGCCAAGTCTCGATTCGGATGGAGCAGGAGCCCGGATCGTCCGGCAAGGCGCTGGCCGACCAATATGCTAGGTATGTTCTCCCCGGCTATGACTTCTCAGCAATGAGGGCAACCGGAGACAAAGTGACCCGGGCCAGGCCTTTCGCCGCGGCCGTGGCTAATGGGAACGTCCGTGTAGTCAGGGGGTCATGGCTAACCCCATGGCTTGATGAGTTTGCCTCATTCCCCGAAGCCACTGACCACGACGACCAGGTCGACTCCGCAGTCGGGGCATTTACCTATTTGGCCGGCCTCGGTTTGCCTCAGCGAAAGCGGGCGGCTATCATCGTCTGACACGTACTAACCACTGGAGGAACTGTGGGTATTTCAGACGAAATTGCCAATCTGCGTAAAGCGATTATGCACCTTGATGTCGCCATCTCGGCTGAAGCGCCAGGGCTTGATGCCAAGGAAGCGTGCCAGTTGCTTGTGAGCCTTCATGAGGCCAAGGCAGAACTTGGCGTGGTGTATGCCGGCATGGAGAAAGCCGCTGCCGATGCCATGGGCCGGGACGAAGAGATTGTTCTCGACGATGGCTCACGGATTGAGAAGAAGTTCGATCCGGGCCGCAAGGGCTGGAAGCACAAGGACCTGGCCTCTGTGGTGTCGGAAAAATTGTCGATGCTCGCAATTGACATGGACACGGGTGAGGTAGTAATGTCACCCCAAGAGGTCGCAGAGCGGGTTCTTGACTACGTACAGCCTTCATATTGGAGAATCAAGAAGTTGGCTGAACTAGGCATCAATGCTGACAACTACTGCGAACTTGGTGAACCGAAAACAAGCATTGCCGTCAGGAGAGCAAAGTAATGGCTACTAGCAAAAATACGACAGAGACTGAGATCGCGGAGGAATATCCAATAGCGTTCCCAGCAGAAGTGACCAATGACTGGGAGCAGGTTGAGCGCAGGCGCAAGCAGGAGCGTGCGGATAACTCGGCAAAGGCCATGAAGGACCTTTATGAGCCCTTCCACCCCAGCGTCGAACGTCAACTCAAAAAGAGTGGCACTAGCCTGACCTATATCCCCGTCAGCGAAGTCATCACCCGACTCAACCAGGTATTCGGCATTGACGGCTGGAGTTCGGAAATCATCCGCTGCGAGCGCGACGCTCTCGATCCGGATTTCATCGTTGCCCATGTCCGCCTATCGCTGTCGCATTTCGGTGATTTTGGCAACCTACATAAGGACGGATTTGGCGGCCAGAAGATCAAGCGAACAAAGGCCGGCGACATTGTCGATCTTGGCGATGAGTTCAAGGGCGCTGTGTCGGATGCCTTGAAGAAGGCGGCTCAGCAATTCGGTATCGGCCTATACCTTGCCCGATCCGAAGAGGCGCTCAGCATGGAAGCGCAGGCCAGCGCTGATCCAGAACTCGACAACCTGTGGAATAAGTTCATGGACAAAACCAAGAAACTCGACGCCGATGGAAAACTTGCCCTGAAGAATTACTGGGCAAAGATCAGCGGTGGAGCGCCTACGCCCAAGCGTGAGACCGCTACCGCCGACGCCCTTCGTGCGCTCATCGCAGAATGCGCCCTCATCACTACTGGTGGGACATTCGAAGATGAGTTCAGCGAATGAGTTTTAATCCCCCCGAGTACCTTTCGCCATCTTCGCTATCGACATTCAAGCAATGCCCCCTTCGATTCAAGTACACAAAAATCGATGGGGTGCGTGAGCCAGATACCGAAGCAACCGTTCTCGGCTCCTTCATACACGAAATCCTAGAATTCTTATTCGCTCTACCAGCCGACGAAAGAACCTTGCCGGCAGCAAGAGCAATCGCCAATGCGGCGTGGAATGAGAATGGATGGCGCAACCGAGTGATCGGCGTGATTGGCGCAGACGAGACCATCCTGCGTAAATTCAGATGGGATGCCTGGTGGCGCGTCGAAAACTATTTCGGTATGGAAAGCCCATCAGAGATTGAGCCAGTTGGCCTTGAGTATGAAGTGACTGGGGAAATCGAGGGCGTGCGAATCAAGGGCTTTGTTGATCGCTGGTCAGAAGGACCAAACGGGATTATCGTCTCCGACTACAAGACTGGCAAGACGCCCGCCCCAAGGTATAGGGACGACAAGTTCACCCAATTGTTTATTTATGCTCTCATGATCAACCATAAGTTGTCACGAGTGCCGGCATCGGTTGAATTGCTTTACCTAAAGGATGGCACACGCTTGACATCCGAAGTAACCGAAGATACACTGAAATCAACAACAGAAATGCTCATCACCACGAACAACGAAATTATGCAGCGTTGTGAGTCTGGTGATTTTGAATACAAAACATCAAAACTATGTAAATTTTGCACGTTCAAAAGTGTGTGCCCTGCCTGGAGGAAGCAATGAACGACGACGCCTTTGCCCGTCTCGTGGCCGAAGAGGTCAAGAACAATGTCTCTGATTCGCAGAGGCAGTACCTGCTCCTGCCAGAAAACTGGGGCCGCTGGCGCCGGGCATTGTCGGCCCTTGTTGACAACCTGAGTGATCAGTTGACGCGAATTGAGAAGGAAACAGCCGAGCAAATCGCTCGCTACGAAATGCTTGGCGATGACGGATTTTCGATGGTTGCCGAACTGGCATCAGAGTCTGACCACAAGACGAAGAAAATTAGCCGGTTCAAGTTTTATGTTGAATCGAAACTCGAAGAGGTCAACCGCATGATTGCCCTCGGCACGGACCATATCGACGAAAAGGTCAAGGTCGTAGAGTTCCTGCGTCGCGCAATTTTGATGCACAAGCAGATGATGGAAGACAACGACCTGGAACCGACCGGAATCGATCTCGCTCTATGGGACTCGCTCGACGGCTCGTGGTCATTTGACAAGGTCGATCCCGCCACGCTATGACAACTGTAGGTTTTGCATCGACCGACTGGTCTCGTAGTCTTTTTGATTCCAACGGGATGAATGTTCCTGGTGGGGCAAATTGGGTGCGCTTTCAGCAGGTGCGCCAGCACATGAGTATGCCATCGGCAACTGGCTGGCTCACATGGACCGATGAACACGGATTTGTGATCTCAAACAACAAGGGCGATATCGCTCATAATCTTGACGTAATTGTCATGCAAAGAATTATGTTTGGCGATCTTGTTGACAAGTTGCGCGATTACCGGGAGAAAGAAAACCGAGCCCTAATCATCAACGATCTGGATGACTGGTACTGGGGACTTGACCCGCGCAATGCCGCCTATAAATTGACTAGGCCCGAGAACAATCCAGAAGAAAACATTGACCACTATCAGAAAATCTTGGAGTTGTCTGACATTGTCACCGTCTCCACGCCATTCTTAAAAACGGCGGTAGATAATCTATGCGGCCATAAAAATGTTGTTGTCATCGAGAACCACGTTTCGACCAATCACTTCAATGTTCGTGGATTCAATGGCAAGAGGCCTGTAGTTGGCTGGGTTGGTTCAACCAATCATCGAAGTGGCGACCTTGAGGAATTGTTCGGCATATTCGACAACAGCATCAAGTTTCACCACAGCGGCCACTATGGTGCCGGCAATCCCTTTGCTGACGCCCTGGGCGTAAAGAAGGATCGTGTTGCCAAAAGCCCGATGAGGGCGCCATGGGACTACGCCAGAATGTCGTTCTGTTTTGACATCGGCCTGGCTCCGCTCTCAGACATTGAATTCAACCACGCCAAGTCGTGGATTAAGGCAATTGAGTATGCGGCTGCTGGTATCCCATTTGTTGCGTCACCACGCACAGAATATGTTCGTCTGGTTGAGCAACTGGGAGTAGGCCGTATTGCCCACAGCCCATCCGACTGGGTGACTCATGTCAAGGAATTGCACGACCATGGAACCCGCGTCAATGAAGCGGCCCTACTCCGCAGCCGGGTCGAGGAACTGCTCGACGTAAAGCACATGGCTCGGCTATGGGAATCTGTGATATCTTCTAATCTGTGAGGAAGCGTTCTGCCAAGCAGGAAGCGCTCTACCGTGAGCGCCGGCCATTGGTCAAAAGGCTGCTAGAGGAGCGAGTCTGGTGTGAGGCCTGCCCGATTTTTGCCGAGCATGATGGGCGAGTTACCTATGCCAGGAATCGCTCGATGGACATTCATGAACTGGTCCGCAGGTCGCAGGGCGGGTCAATTCTGGACATCGACAACCTGATCGCCGTGTGCCGCCCATGTCATATTAGAATCGGTAATTATCCTCAGTTGGCATTCGATTTAGGTTTGGCCAAGAGGTCTTGGGAGCAGTAATACCTATTGTGCTACTCTTGACTTGACCAAGGAGAGTCATGGTAGTTCCGCGTCGCACAAACACAGACGATGAAGAGCGGGGTTCTGACGTCGGCAGGCGTCGGCGTCCTGGATTTTTTCGACGCGCTGCGGGTCGTGCGCTTCGTAGTGTTTCTCGTGCCGCCGACCGTGCTCGGGTTCGAGGCCGTGGCCGCCGCTGACAGGAGGCCCTAGATGCTGGTTTCTATTGACGAACTTCGTCGATACATGGACATTACCTTTAGTTCGCGTCATGAAGATGCCGCCACATATGTCCTAGAGGGTCTCCAAAGCGAACTTGAGGCCTATATTCGCCGGCCCATCGAGATTCATGAATATACGGAAACTCACGTTATTCAGGCGTCCTCCGTTGGCATGCCGACTGCATCGTTCTTTTACGATCAAAGCCTCGACACAACCCTGAATACTGGCATTTCAATCACCCAGCCCCCGGTTGGCGTATACCTTAGAAATACGCCAGTCGTTACGGTCACCGACGTAACCATCACAAACACGACTGGAAACGTATTGGCCCAGGTTGAAGGCATCGACTATGTAGTTCAGCGCTATGGCATTGACTGCTACAGGGGCTACCCCAATGATGTTGTCACGGTTACCTATGAAGGTGGGCTTGATGGTGACCAAATCAAGATGTTCCGACTGATGATCCTTCGGGCCGCATCTCGAGAAATGCAAAACATGCATGACGATGTTGTCGGCATCAAGGACCTTAACTCCAGAAACGTCGCCCCACTACAGACCGGATTTTTGGACAGCGAGTTGTTGGCGCTAAAGCGCTACCGACGCAAACAGATTGCCGGCTGATGTATTCCAAAGTCAATGTCCGCGTATACGGCGAGAAGCAGGCTATTGTTCGTCTTGAGGGGATTAAGCAGCGTCTTGAAAACCAGCAGGTTCCCCTGCGTCAGGCTCGCGCTATGCTTGCCGCAGCCAATGCCAAGAACTTCTCCAGCAATGGCCTTCCAGTCGGTGGCTGGGCGCCACTTGATGCCGAGTACGGGGCATGGAAATCTAGGCGTTACCCTGGGGCTCCACCAATGGTTGCTAACGGTAAGTTGTTCCGTAGCCTCATTGCCCTGGATGGTGGGAGCATGAACATCGTCAGCCCCAAAAGTGCCACCTATGGCACCGATGTCGAATATGCCAAGTTCCACCAGTACGGAACTAGGAAGATGCCTAAGCGCAAAATTGTGTTTGAGCCTGTTGGGTTCGCCGCCGAACTAGGCCAGATCATGGCTAAGTGGACCGCTAGGGGTATCTGATCATGCAGGGCGCACACAACGCAAAATTATTTGTCACTAATTATCTGAAGGCAGACTTCAAGCGGCGTCTTGACGATTACCGCTTCGCACGTCGTGCTGAGGGTGAATGGTTTGTTGATGATGGGGCGCTTCCAGAGCCGGTCAAGTACCTCAACTATGAGCCCCTGGCCCTGGATGAGTTCCCGACAATTATTACAGTCGCTATTTCGACAACTAGTTTTCTGCGCGATGACTATACCGGCGCCATGGACCCGTTGTACCAGGTTACGTACAATATGAGGACATATGTATGGGTGCGCGCTGAGGGGAACGAAGCAGCGACCCTCATGCGTGACCGACTATCCACGGTCCTGCGATCAGCCCTACTTGACTACCCATGCCTGCGGGCCAACAAGCCCGAGTACTACCTGGAAGTGATGATTGACGAGGGCACGATGCGGGAAGAGTTCTCGGACCTTACTCTCCTCAAGGGCGAACGGGCATTGGCCGGTTCATTCATTTCTTATGACCTTACAGTTATGGAGCGAATTACCAGACTGCCCATCGGCACCATGGACGAGTTTGAGATCGAACTTGAAAAAGCCGCCCTTAACGAGCCTTTGCCTGACTGACGATACTTGCACCGCTAAATCAGGCTGTGTTGTAGCATTGATACGAACAGCAAGCAGGCATAGTGCGAATTTCGGTAGACATTATCTGGCGAAAAACAAAAAGCGCTATACTGACTTACAGTTCTGATCTTGGTCGCGGAATACGGAAGGACATCGAATGCCCGGCGTAGTAGTCACAACAGCGGTACGTACTGGCCCCACAGTGGCCAACGTAGCCCCTTCAGCCACTTTCTTCATTGCCGGTCAGTCCGAGCGTGGACCGTCCGATGAGGCGATTCTCGTTACAAGTCTTGCCGACTACGAGGACTACTTTGGTGGGTACGTTTCGTACGGCCACACTCACCAGCAGGTGCAGGCCTTCTTCGAGGAGGGCGGCGCTCGCTGCTACGTGAGCCGCGTTGTTGGAGCCTCGCTCGGCGCCGGCTACGCCGCCACCACCTCGACTGGCACAATCACCCTCGACAACTCCGGCGGCCTGGATGCTGTCACCCTGAACGCCAAGGGCCCGGGCGCTTGGTCGGCAAACCTCGATGTGAGCGTTGCTGCCCTCGGCTCTGGCTTTGTCATCAAGTTGTTCCTCGATGACGAGCAGGTCTACTCGACTGGCGAAGTTGCCAATGCCCAGGCTGCGGTCAACAAGATCAACAGCAGCGCTGTTGCGGATCGCTATGTTGAGGCGGTTCTTCCAAGCGGTGCCGCTGATCGCGTTCCCGCCACGATCGCCGCTACCGCATTTTCAGCAGGCAGTGACAACCGTGCCCAAATCGTTCTCGCCAACTACGAGGCTGCACTTGCCAACTTCACCGATGACCTCGGTGCTGGTGCGGTAGCCATCCCCGGCGCGACCGAGGATGCAGGCATGGACGTGACTAACCTTCACCAGGCAATCATCGATCACGCCGACACCAACCACCGCGTTGCTCTGTTGTCGTTTGCCTCTGGCGATTCGTCTGACGACGCGATCAGTGCTATGGCTGACTATGGCGACTACGCCGGCTCAGAGCATGCGGCCTTCTACTGGCCCTGGGTGACCGCCAACCGCGCAGTTAACACTCCAGTGACCCTGTCGCCAGAGGGCTATGTCGCGGCCAAGCGTTCGGTGGCCTTTAACGCCACTGGCCCATGGTCTCCCTACGCTGGTCTCGCTTCGGAAGCCAAGTTCCTCACCGGCCTGGCTTCGATCGTCAGCAAGACCCTTGGCGACAGCCTTGACGAGTCTCGCGTCAATGCCCTCCGGATCATCAATGGCCGGGTCCGGGCGTACGGCGCTCGCTCGGCTTCGTCTGACGAGGACAACTTCCGCTACATCACTGCCCAGGAAATGCTGAACTACATCGTTGTTCAGTCGCAGAACACCCTGGAAGACCTGGTGTTCTCCACCATCGACGGTCGTGGTGCGCTGTTCGGCCAGGTGGATGCCCGCCTGCGAGCCGTTCTCGAACCACTGCGTCTCGCTGGTGGCCTGTACGAGGCGTTCGATGTTCTCGGAAGCCGCATCGACTACGGCTACACCGTCGTCGTGAACGACGCAATCAACCCTGTCAGCCAGTTGGCTGGAGGCCTTATCAAGGCCAAGGTTGGCGTTCGCGTGTCCAGCATTGGTGACCAGATTGAAGTTGAAGTCACCAAGTCCAACCTAACAGCATCAGTAGTCTGATAAGGAGTTACCGTGTCAAAACTAGCGCAGAGGCAAATTCTGGCGAAGATTGTGCCTTCGGACAACATGACCCAGGAAAAGGGTCCCAACGTCGACGGCTACTTCGCACAGGTCTCTGGTGGAGAAATCACTGCTTCCGTGGAAAAAATCTACGTGGGTGGCGAGACATTCCCAGAGGTGTTGTGCGCGCCGGCTGAAGTCGGTGACATCACCCTGACCAAGCACTTCGACACTACTGACGTAGCCTCGGGAGCCTTCCTCCCCAAACTGCGCCAACTGGTTGGCCGCGTGTACTATGACATCACGGTCTATACCCTGGACTGTGATCTCAAGGTTCCCGGCTCGGACCGCGTGTACCCCAAGTGCTTGCTCGTCGGTTTGAGCGAGCCAGACGGTGACTCGTCGTCTGGCGCCCCCGCTGTATTCGCGCTGACCTTCAGCGTGTCCAGCGTCGCGGCCCCTCGCTGATCTGAGTTTCCCGCCGTCGTTACGGTGACGGCGGCGGGAACATAATTTTACCGTATTCTGCAACTTACCTATTCCTACTATGCTAAGGTCCCTGATTATGGCTGAATCATTCCAACTCGATGAGTCCACCCCTGCAGCGAAAACCGCCAAGCAGGCTGACGTAACCCCATCTGTGCTCGACCAGTTGAAGGCAGTAGTCTCCAAGAAGGTTGAGCGCCAGGTCATCTACATCGAGGTGCCGGAGCGACCGGGCGTACTCCTCAAGGTGAGCCCGAATATCACTCAGCACCAGATGAAGGCCTGGCGGCGCAACGCCGGCGAGGAGACCAAGAACGGTCTTGATCCGCTTAAGTTCGCCTGCTCCGTAATTGGTCATTGCACCATCGGCTTTGAGATCAATGGTGAAGAGGTTGCTGACTCGGATGGCACCGTCCTGACCTTTGCGTCGCCGGAAATCATGGAAATGACGGAGACAACCCGCCCCCTCCCCGACTGCGTCCGCGCCTTTTTCGGCATCGACCCGCACGTCGAGGCTGCCGCTGTAGCGATCATGGAGGCGTCCGGTTACGGCGATACGGTTGAAACCGTAAACCCTACGAAGACGTCCTCGACGAACTAGTTGAGGACCCGCGGATAAAGACCGCGGCCCGTCTCGGGGAATTATTCGGGACTGATCCAATTCGCATTTTGGACTCCTCCGATGAGGAGTGGTTTGTGCGTATGGCCTGCGCCAAAGTCATTGAGGCGGATCGGCTAGAGCAGCAGAAACAAATGGACAGAATGCGCTAAAATAGGGCATCCCTAGCGCTGCTACTTACATAGGTTGATCATGGCCGACGAACGTGTTGTCGTAAAAATTGATGTCGACATCTCGGGCGTTCAAAACATCACACGCTTGCAGAAGCAGTTGGCTTCGATGAACCGAATGAACGACCGGTTCATGAAGCGCCAATCACTCATAAATGAGCGCTTCAGCGCTATTAAAAATCGCACCGACCTTGTTAGCCGCACATTTGTAAGGATGCGCTCAATTGTTGGAACAATGATTGGGATTTTTGCCAAGTTCAATGCGATACTGACTGTTGTTGCCACAGCAGCGTTGCCTTTGCTGAATGCCACCTTTGCCACTGGTCGGCTCCTGGCAAAGGCGTATCACGGAGCCCTGCAATTAGTGGCTGCCGGCGTTGCCGCAGTTGGCGCGGCAGCAGCGGTAGCGCTCGCTGGATTCCGTGAATACAGCGCAGCCATGCAGTCGTTCAACTACACGACGAATAATAACTTCCTTGGTGCAACACAGAACGCTTCGGCAAGCCTGCGAGGCCTCCAGCGCGATGCCGAACTGGCAGTGTTTGGGCTTACTGGACTAAATGATGCGTTCGTACAAGTAAACCAGAGCAGCCGTTTCACTGGGCAGTCGCAGAACATGCTTCGCCAATTGGCAGACTTTGCCGCTGCTGGCGGAGACCCGGCCAAGAATATTGCCGCTGCTGGCGCATTTATTGGCCTGTTGCAAAAAGAAGGCAAACTTACCCAGAACGTCCTGGCCGCTGGTCAGAAGATCGGTCCCCAATTTGCCAAAGCCCTTGATGAAGCCAAGAAGCGCGGCATGTCTTCAGTTGCCGACTTCCAGAAGTTGCTGTCGAGCGGAGAACTCGCTGCCTTCGGCGGAGTAACCGGGCAGGCGGGCCGCGTACGCCAGACGCTGTTCGGCCAACTCAAGGGCTATATGAGCCAATTCTTCACCATGGGTGCAGATATCGGTGACAGCCTGTTGGGGCCAACCAAATCGGCACTTGACCAAGTTGCGCAATCACTCATGGGTGTTCTTCGGCGCGTTGGTCCATCTATTGCTTCTTTCGGCAGGGGCCCATTCCTTGAAGGTTTCGTTGGCATGTTCCTCAAGTTGGAAGAAATTCTCATCAAGTTATTCCGCGAGTATCTTCCCAGGTCGGAGGGAATGGTTGGCCGGTTCGTTTCGTTTTGGAAAGAACTTGTCTATGTATTTGAAGACATTGTTGATCGCCTGCGGCCATACACCGAAATCGGCCGTGCAATCATGGACATTTTCGGGCCGGCGTTCACGCAAATCTTCGAGCGGTTCGGGGCAAAGTATCAAGATATTGGCGTACTAATTGAAGACAACCGAGAGCAATTCGACAGATTCGGAAGCAATCTTGAGCGCTTCGTCAACCTGTTCTTTGACTTTGCAAAAGTGCTTGAGGAAAGTTTTGTTAAGGCTTTGCCAGTCATCAATGCGCTTGCTGAAGCATTTATGACAATTGCAGAAATGGTACTGGCAATTGTTGGTGGCATCGGACAGATGGGCTCAATGGGGGGAATGGCCGCCCTTGGCTTGATGTTTGGTGGGAAAGCAATGCTGGGCAGCAAGAGGGGCCCTGGCGGCCGGCGAACCCGGGGCAGAGCGGGCCGCGGCATGATGCGTGGGGCCCGTACCATGGGTGGAGCGATTAACAGCGCTCTAGGTCCCTTCGGGGTCCTGGGCGGTGGATTTATGCCGGGAATGAATAGTTACGGTTCCGGCATCGGACTAGCAAACACAACAGCCTTCGCTGGCCGTGGAGCCTACAACGCTGGTATTTTTACTAGGAATCTCGCTAGCCGCGCTAGCGTTGGGGCAAGAAACTTTGTTCAGGACCGTATTGCTGCTAGGGAACTTAGGCGGCTTGGATTTTCTCCCATGGAAGCAAGAGAAATGAATGGCGGTCTTCTGCCTGGCGGTGGAACTGCAACATACACTCCAAAGCAATACAAGAAAATGTTCCCATTCAATAGGTTTGGGACGAGTGCAATTAGTGGGCCGCAGGCTCCGCCGTCGCACCTGATGAACTTCCAGCAGTATTCCGATGCAATCACCAAGGGGACCACACGACAGAGTTATCGGGCGTATCGTGCTGGAACAATTGGTAAAGCCGGGATGGGTATAGGCGCTTCGCTGAAGGGGGCGTTGCGCAGCAGTGCTCGTCAGGGTCGATTTACTCGTGGCTACGCTCCGACCGGACTGGGCGCCGGCTTGGCATCCATGATGGGCAGCGCCGCCCTCATGAACAACTTTCAGTTTGCCGATACCGGATTGGGAAGTGCGGGCAACACGATCGGATCAATGGGATCGATGGTTGCCATGTTTAATCCCATGGCCGGTCTTGGGCTGACGCTCGCTGGCGGTGCTCTTGGCGCAAAGACTCCTGGCGGTGGAGCGCTCGCCGGAGCCGGAGCCGGTGCCGCATTCGGAAGTATGGTGGGTGGCCCTGTTGGCGCCGCCGTAGGCGCGGTTATTGGTGCGGCTATTGGCGGAGTAACTGGAGCGATCAACCGCTTCAAGGGCGAAGAAAAGAAACTGAAACAGGACGCTCAAAAGGTCGGCCTTGAGGTGATGGGCGCTGTTGCGCGATCATTCATTGGCACAGGAGACTTTTCGCAGGTTTCTGATATTGCCGGCAAACTTGGCAAGCGAGCCGACTATATTCGCGGCCTTGGTCTTGAGGGCATGGACCGTGATGCCCGCAAGGCCGAAGTGGCACGACTGCGCGCCGAAGGCAAAATTACAAGAGAAGAGGCAGACACACTAAACGCTGGCGTCACAAAATATGTTGATGGCCTAGACCTGCAGCAAGAAAAAATTCTTGAGGTAACAGAAATTATCGAAAGGGGCTTCAATGACAAAATGGATGTCCTTAAGTCGATGACAGGTAAGTCCACGGAAGAACTTCTGGCCCTGGCAAATACTATGGGCGTTGACCTATATGAAGCAACAGAGTCAGTGCATAGTGCCGTTGTAGCACTAGGCCTCGCCTCAATGCGCACAGCCGAAGAAATTATTGGTTCAGTTCGCGATATTCAGATCGAAGCGCTCGATCCCCTGCGCAAGCAACTTGAAAGGGGAGACCTGTCTGACCAGTTGAGCCAAATTGAAATTGCCTTCAGGGACCTGGGAAGTACTGCAACTGCCAATGACGTAAATCAACTGCTTCTTGACTATGTAGATGTTCTTAATGTGATGAACCCCGATTCCCCATTGACAAATCTGCTTCATGCGCGAGACCTGATCAACAGAGGGATTGCCCCGGGCGGCTTTCTGGAAGGTCAGGCCGACATTATTAGAGCGTCTGGTGTCCAGCGAACCCAAGATACGGCTATTGAAACCACCCGCACCAATGCTATTCCGAGTATCGCCAGAGACATTGTTGCTGGACTGGCATCACAACAGAACATTGCCGCTGATTTCGGCCAGGTTTCCGCGATGCTTTCTGGCTTGTCACCAGAGCAACTTCAATCCGTAATGAATCAACTTGCCAACGGAACACTCCTAAATACATTTGGACACACTGGCGCGCGGGGGCATGGCACTGGAGTACTAGGTGGGCTTGGTTCTTTTTCGTATATGCACCTTAATACGCAGACTAGTCCCTTCTTTGACATGCTCAGTGATGACCAGAAGACCATGTATCTCGGAATTCAGGACGCGGTCAAGGCTGGGTTCGGGGCAAACCCAGACTGGTACGCGGATGCGCCTGTCTGGTACAACCAAAATCCATCATGGTTCGATCCCTCTGATGGAACCGTTCCCGATACCAGGACACCCCGCGGCGACACAACCACCCAGCGTCTTGGGCGAACCTTGAGCCGCCACAACTACTTCAACTCAATGCTTTCTGGCAAGCGTTCGATTACATCGGCCTTCCGCACAACGAATCTTGGCTCAATTAACTCTGACCACATCACGGGCCGCGCATACGACCTAGTCGGTCAGAATCTTGGCCAGTACGCGAGTCTTGTAAATAACTCCGGTGGATTCGCGGAGTTCCACGGTCGCGGCGGTGGCCGTCACCTTCATGTCGTTCCTGGCGAAACACCCATGGGTGACATGTCGATGCCGGCGATTAGGCCAATGTCGACACCATCGGCGTCGAGTAATGTCTACAACTATTCGGTCAATGTCAATGGCGCGAATGCAGACGCCAATGAAATCGCCTCCAAGGTAATGGATCGAATCCAGCGCCTCGATCAGAACCGCCGCGAAAGGAGATAGTCATGTCAACTTCAGACCTTCGGTCACTGCGGTTCACCATTAAAAACACCAGCGATAGGCGAGCCCTTTCTGTGGGTCAAATCTCTGGCGCTGTGGCAGTTCAGTCCCAGAACATCACCGCGAAAATGGTTCTGAATCTTTCAACTATTCAGGACCAGCCGTACGAGTTCTTTTTCCCCTATGCGCCGATTGATGTTCAATACTCCAACATGGCCGCTGAATGGACGGAAATCAACCGCCCTGGGCGCACCCCATTAATTGACTACTCACAAAGCAAGTTGCTCGACGTTTCATTCAACTTTTTGGTTGCTCGGCCTGGGGACGGAATCACATACAGCGTCGACGATGACTTAGTAACACTGAGATACATGGCATCCTCGAAGCGAACCGTCAGTGTTTTTGGCATGGATGGAATGCTGACCAATCCATTCCAGATTCCCGGCCAGCCAAGCAGGACATCTAGCGGTTTCTTTTTCCACATTACAGACTTCACGGTTCGCTCAGTCCGACGAAATAAGGACAATCAAATTACAGCGGCGGAGTGCTCGATCACTTTGCGTGAAGTGAATAACCCGGATATTGGGGTCGTGCGCTTTCCTGCAATCACGTATCCGCGGCAGGTGCCGCCAGTTAAAAAGAAAAGTCCGCCCCCCGATACCCACAAGGAATTGACCACAAATCAAAGAATTGCTTTAGACCAAGCCGTCGAACAAGGCATAACTGTGCTTATTCCCATACCTGCATCTGGATGACCCGTGATGATCGATTCATCATTAATTACCATCAATGACCTGACCACAAAACAGGTCGGCCAAATTGCCGAATACATCACAGACTTTTCTGTGAGTTACCGCATCGACGGCGCAAGCGAAATCTCATTTAGTGTTATCGATCCAGATTTCTCCATGATGAAGGGCAACTACTTTCAAATTCGTCGCAATCTGGTATACCGCAACATGCCATTTGAAATTGCGGCAGTCGAGGTGGGTCGTGGCCCGGGGTCGTCGCCCCAGATTAATATTCAGGCTCGATCCACATTCATCCAGTTGATGAAACGCGACAAGCAGCCCAGGGCCATCGGTGGCGCCTCGGCCTATGACTTTGCCCGGCTCACGGCCAATCGCTTCTTCCTGAAGTTCTACGGACAGTCAAATCCCACCGTTCAGTCCTCCTTCCAGGTCTCTAGCGGCAACAACGACGAATCCGTCTGGGACGTACTGGGTAGGGCGGCTGCATCACTTCAGTATGCGCTGTTCGAAAGCGACGGTTCGCTATTTTTTGCGTCTCAGGCGTTTTTGCTTGGCAAGATCGGCATCGACACTGATCCGTCAAATATCTTTACAGCCGAGGGATCGATCACTGCATTCGGCATCAACAACCTTCAATACATTCCAATCACCTATCCGACCCCGTCCACTGACTCTCGATTTGTTTGTCTTGACATGCCACGTATTCGTCGATCAGAGAATGACCCTCTTGAGGGGTCGGGCAGTGTTGTCCTTGACAGAACAAATGCGGTCAATATCCGGCCGGGAATGACGATTGGACTTAAGGGCTTGCCAAATTTTGATGGGCTGTATTTGGTTACTGCCGTCGAGTTCATGGAAGGCGTACCAGACCCGGTTAATGTCACCTTCCAAACTGCAGTGGTCCCTGACCCCAAGAAGGTGAACTGATGAACCTGATTTCCTATAGCAAGGCCTCATCAGTCCCCGTCCAGGGCGGCGGCGTTTACATCGGCATTGTCGTTCGGGTAGACGGGAATGCCTGCTACGTGCAGTTGCCGCGGCTCAGCGGTGAAGCGGCCTATGGCCCATGCCCGACCTTTTTCGGGGCAAATGGGCTGGCTGCCGGCGACACCGTGTTCTGCGCCTTTATTGGCCACTTATCGGACCAATTGGTGGTTCTGTCAAGCACGACGAACAAAATGCCTCGCGGCCTCATGACTGAGGTGGAGGCATCTACTACCGACACATCTGTCACCGCTGAAGAGGTGGCGCTGACGGCCACATGGACAGCCGAAGCCAGCCGAATTTATCGAATCGTCTACATCGAACCCGCGTTGTCTGGCACGTCGGCGGCAACCGCTACATTACGGCTTCGGCAGACCAACCTCGCCGGCACCATTCTGAACTCGTCGACCACCGCCATTGCGTCGACGCTACCATCATCCCTTGGGCGAGTTGAGTCGATCGCCCAGATAAGCGCAGGATCGCAAACGGTCGTTGCCACTCTCCAGTTTTCAGCCGGTACTGGCACCGCAACTCGATCCGGAACCGGGCTCGCCATGCTTTACGTCGAGGATATCGGGGCAGCATGAGAAACGATAAATTCTATATTCTCTCTGTGGGCGCAAGTATTGATTTACAATGGTACGAATAAAGGAATTGACATGGATGCCCTAAAACTGCCGCTAAAATTTGTTGAGGGTTCTGCTGATGTTTGGGCAGATCAGTCTGACCAATATTATGCACATCTATTATTTTGCTTTGCCTCAACTCGTCGCGGCGAATTGGTGCTGATGCCCCAGGTGGGCGTTGGCGATATTCCCTTCGACGTCAAGTCGATTGAAAGCCTTTCATACAACGTCGCTCAGTTCATCCCCGAAATTGATATTGCCGATATTGAGGCTTATGCGAGCGATAGCGGGCAGACAGAAATCAAACTGAGTTTTCTAAAGAGAGATTGACATGGCCTCACCAGACTTCCGAGAGTACGTAGACCTAACCATCTACGACAAGCAGCCCGGCGACCTGTACACAGAGGCCGTCGACTATGCATCCACGGCGCTCCCTGAGTTTTCTCCTCGTACCGGAACAGTGGAAGATGCCCTCCTGCAGGCAACGTCCTATGTTGGTGGGCAACTCATTGCAGCCATCAACCGACTCCCCGATGGCCTGATGGACGGGATCATGGGCCTTTTTGGCCTAGTTCGCAAAGAGGCTTCGTTCGCCACCGGCACAGTAATTTTCACTGCTGTCGACAATGCCGGCGCAAATATCCCATCCGGAACTCAGGTTGGCCACATCGAGACCACAACATCTGGAACGATTCTTCATGTGTTCGAAACGATTGAACCAGGAACCATCACTGCTGGCAGCACCATCTCAAGCCAAATTGATATTCGAGCAGTAAGCACCGGCACCGTGCCATCCCTGGTTGTTGATGATCCCCTTATTATCTTAACACAGACAAATCGCCTACTGTCCGCGAAGATTGGGGCTGACGTTACTCAGGGACTTTCCGCCGAGAGCGATGCGGAATACTTCACCCGTGGAGCCACATTCCTTTCTGGACTAACTCAGGGCCTCGTAACCGCTACGCAGATCAAGAACAGAGTCCTGTCGTTGCTTGCTGGAACAAGCACCCCGGACACAGACTTCACCGCGGTGACCACCTCGACTGGCTGGCGGTGCAATGTGTATGACTTGACTGATCTCAGCACCATTGAGCCGACCGGCAACTTTGTCCGGTCCAGCGGAACTGTAACTGTAACCGTGCCAAGTGGTCATGGTATTGGCGTCAATGACGAGATTCAGGTATTCACTCCCGGCGCGGGCTCGGCATTTGATGGCTATTTCAGTGTAACTGCATCGAACGCCACCAACATTTCTTGGGCTTCGGCCGGGACCAATGCTTCTGCTACGGCCGAGAACTCGTTCATTTACCATCTTGACGGGATGGACACAGCCGCCGCCGATGCTCAAGGAAATGCTACCATTGTCATTTGTGACGAACATGGCGACTCGCTCACTACGGCTGACAGCACCGTAATCGTTAATGATGTATCAGACAGGACAATCGCCGGCCTGACAATTAACTACATGCCAGCCATGGTTGTGAACATCTCATGCTCCATCGACATTGTGGTGAAAGCCGGCTATTCAAGTTTTGAAGTTCTCGACGCCGTTGAGGAATACATTGATAGTGTTGTGTCTCCGGCGAACTGGGATTGGGCTAGCGAGGTTAAGGCAAACCTGATTATTGCCCGCGTAGCCCAGGTGGAGGGCGTCGACTACGTCGATTCGGTCACGTTTGATTCACCAACATCCGCTATTGCTAGCCTTTCTGGTGGCGACATTGTTTTCCCCTACAAGGGCACCCTGCCGCTCCTAACAGCCACCGTTGGTGAGGCCTAAAGTATGGCCGTCACCACCAATGTCCTGAGCGGTAGCAACGCAACCTTTATGGTTGGCGGCGTATCTGGTGGTCTTTCTGCCGGCGATTGGTCCGCCACCACTGGCACGATCACGCCATCAATGGCTTATGTTCGAAATTATGAATATGATTCGCTGTTCGTGCAGCCAAGCGCTAACTCATTTGAGTTTGAACTTGCTGATGTAGAAGTTCCTGGCGATAGTTTCGAGTACGAATTCCACGCATGGGTGTTGGTGCCTGGGACATCTCCAGTGGGCGGGGAGACAAGCATTCAGATTGATGTCGGAATTGAATCAGCAGTAAATGTTGACATGACTCCAACTGCCATGTCGCGCCTTAACGGCGTTGTCACTGCGACAGTCGACACTTCCAATATCCGCGCGGATGAATACATCACAGTTACGGGTTGCTCAGCAAGTTTTAACGGCTCGTTTAGAATTACCCGTGTTTTCCAAAACACCATTTCTTGGGCCGACAGTGGCGCAGATGAAACAAGCGCAACGCTTGGCAGTATTTCTGTTTATGCGCCGGACAAAACAAATCGAGCCAGCATTACGGCTGACCCCAAAAACTGGACGCTGATTCGCTCAAACCGTCTTTTCTTGCGAAACGATGGTTTGTCTAAATCATTGACGATAACCATCTCAGGCACTGGGGCGAACTTCTCTTTTTACATGACTCGACCTACCCTGGTTGCTAGCAATGCCTGGCTGAATAATCGCTTTGTACTTCGGACGATGAACGTGTTGCCCGAGTACATTCTTGACGCTGACGAAAAGGCTGTCGAGCCAGGGGAATTACCTGACTACCCGTTTGCCCGGTACATGGATGTCGCCCTGTCGGGACACAACGACGTTCTTGCTGACTTCTTCCAGTTCGCGTACACAGATACCGAAGATGGCAAAGACCCTGCAGATGAAGAAACACTCAGTCAACTTGTCGATCCAACTGCAGTCAGGACTGGGTATTTCCCATGGCTGCTTTCAATTACCGGAAATGACTTTTCGAACCCAGGCCTAACATCGACCCCATGGGGTAATTTGCCATCTAGTTGGCTCTCCTTGATGACGACGATTGATGCTGCCTCAACTACGGCATCCCCATCCGACCTTACTCGTGCTTCGGGAACAGTTACGGCAACGGTCACTTCGTCAACTGGATTCGCCACAAATGACTATGTCGTGGTGTCTGGGGCGACGCCATCTTCCTTCAACGGCACATTCAGGGTAACAGGAACTAGCGGCACAACGATTACCTGGAATCAGGCTGGCAGCAATGAGTCGACAACGGTTGACGGCCTGATAACACTCGTCGATACTGAGTGGGGCGAAATCGTCGACTACGCGCCAGACCTCCTGGGGCTAATCGCCTATCTTCGGTGGATTGCTCAATACGGTGCATTCGGGAACTGGGCTGGCACCAAGCGCGGGCTCGACGATGCCATCCAGCAAAACCTCATTAATGACAAGGTATTTAGCCTTACCTATGCGTACGGCGGCGATCCATGGGCTATTCGCATTAGTAGTGATACGGCAGACACCCAGGGGGGAGTTATTGGTAATTCTAACCAAGGGCTACTAGATGCTGTAGAATTGTCTCGGCCCTGTGGTTTTGTCCTTAGCCACATCTGCACATAGTAGGAACCAATAATGGCTATTACAACCACAACTAGATTTGGTATCTACCGGTGGAGTTCGGATGCTGATGCATTCACTCGAACCCAGATGGACACCAGCCATGAGTACATCGAGGAGTACGCAGGCAAAATGATCCGCGGCGCTGGTGCGCCATCAGCAGTTGGTGCTGAGTACAAAAACACCATTTACCTCAACACGACCAATAACAAACTGTATTACTACTCCGCAACGGACGGTTCTGGCTCGTGGCAAATCCTTGAGACGGCAGTTGTTCAGAACTCACTAGCCGACGCCAAGGGCGACATGATTGTCGCAAGCGCCAATGACACCTGGGCAAAACTCAGCGTTGGAACCCAGGGCACAATCCTTACAGTTGGCGCTTCGGCCACCGTTGGGTGGGCGACCCCCGCTATTCAAACTCCCGCTGGAACCATCAGCGCAACGATCGCTGCATCTGCACCATCAGGCTGGCTATTCCTTGAGGGTCAGGCAATCGCCAATGCCGAGGCAAGTTACCCCGGCCTGTGGGCCGTTGCTCCGTCTGCCTGGAAGGTATCGACAACCTTAAACCTTCCGGACTGGCGCGGCTACTACATGGCCTCCTACAAGGCGGCCAGCCCTCTGTTTGGAACCCTGGGAGGCACCGTTGCTGGTGGCACAACGATCGGCTCTGCCAATCTTCCCACCCACACACATGCGATTGACCACTCGCACAGTGCTGGAACCACAGTTGCTGGGGATGTATCGCACACTCACACGATCAACCATGGCCACAGCCAGGGAACCACCAGCAATAACAGCGTGTCGCACACTCACACGATCAACCATGGCCACACCGTAAATAGCAACAGCGGACTTAGTGTTAGCGCTGGTTTTCACGCCCACAAGATTTTCCAGGGTGACGCTATTGACGGGTTGGGATTTGTCCGTCGTCTTACGAATTATTCCTCGCAGTATGTCGTCCCATTTGACAATGACAACAATGGCATTGGGGACGGAATCTTTACCAATCATACGGGTATGGCTGTCGACTTCGTGACCGACACATCGCTACATCACGGCCACCAGCATTCAGTTACGATCGATTCTCACTCCGGATCAAGCGGAAACAACAGCGCTGCCCACACTCACACCATCGATGTGCCGGCAGGGGGCGGAAACAGCGGAGCAATGTCCGCTAACTCCAACACCCACACTCACTCTTTCACCACCCCAGCATTCACCGGAACTTCTGGTAATGGTGGATTTGCCAATAACCCATACGTCATGCCGGCCGGCGTTATCAACTGGATAATCAAGGCACACTAAGGACCGATATGGGAGCGGAAATTGTTTACGCAACACTTGCATCGGTTGTTGCAGCAGTTTTGTCCGCCTTCGTCGCCCTTCGATCCAAGCGCTCGGATGTTGTGATGGCCGCCTCAGCAAATAACTCAATGGAAATCCAGCATATTTTTGATGGCTATGCCAGGATTGTTGAAGACCTCCAGCACGAGGTTTCGCGGTTGCAGGCCGAATTAGAAATTGTCCGCGCGGAACAGAAGGAATGCGACCACCATCGCTTTATGCTGGCTGACGAGGTTGTTGAACTGAAGCGGCGCATTGTGCTGCTGGAGGGTGGCATCGATGAGCAGTGAGTACGAGCAGTTTGAGGAATTAATCAAGCAAATTATTCCGGATAAATTGATTACGAATTTCATCCTGATTGCTGAAATAGTTGATGGGGAAGACGAAGAACTGTCTGTTAATGTCAGCAATGGCATGACCCCATGGCTTGCCCTCGGCATGGTGCGCTACGCAGAAGCCATGATCCGTAGCAGAGAAAACGAATTGTCAGACGAAGAGGATGACTGAAATGAAGAGCAAGCAGATTGTTGATCAGGTCACCAAGGGTGGCGTTGTTGGCTTGGGTGCGTGGATCGCCCTCGAAGCCGGCGTCGACCAGGGGCTTGTTGCCGTATTGATCCCCGTCGCCACTGCCGTGTTGGCATGGGCGTCGTCCAAGTTTGGCGACAAGGCGATTGCATCCTTCTTCGGCTCGGCGCCGGTTAAGGAAGTAATCCGCGAGGTAGTCAAGGTCATCGAGAAGCAGGTGCCCGCGTCGGAAGACGAGACTCCTGCCAAGAAGGCTCCCGCCAAGCGCGGACGCCCCAAGAAGACCTCCTAAGTTCCCGCTACCTTGGGCGGTAAGAGCCAGGCGAAAGCCTGGCTTTTGCCGCTTTGGCCTACGGCTCTATCCCTGCGCTGTACAATATGCTGGGCGAATGGAGACCTAAGTGATTGCTGGCGTACATAATTTCACCATCGACCAGGGCGCGACGTGGAACCGCACAGTCGAATTTCAAAATCCTGACGAAACTCCATACAACCTGACGGGCTATACCGCCCGCATGCAGATTCGCCGTGAGACAACTTCATCGACCGTCCTGATGTCTCTGACCACGGAGAACGGTCGGATCACACTTGGCGGAGCCCTGGGGACAATCGCCCTGAGTTTGACAGACGAGTTGACCGCCACGATTCCCTACGATGGCGTTTATGACCTTGAAATTGTTTCAGGGTCGGGCGAAGTTTATCGAGTCATCAAGGGCACTATCCGACTAAACCCGGAGGTCACCCGGTGACAGACACCAATATTGTTGTTGTCAGCGCCGAGGAACCGAACCGAGTTCTCGTCCCGATCGAGGACCCGAACACGGTCATTGTTACCGAAACATTCAACAGGGTTGTTGTATCGGCTGCCGGCGCTCAGGGCGTTCAGGGGTATTCGCTTATTTCCGGGGAGGGGGCTCCAGGGGCGGGCGATGGCTCGGTCAATGATATTTACGTAGATATTGATACAGGTTCTTTCTATGGACCCAAGACCGAGGCTGGCTGGCCGGCTTCCCCGTTCTACACGCCCGGGCAAACTGTTCGCCACATCCATACCCAGGCCGCCGTTTCAGCAACGTGGACAATTAACCACGCCTTGGGCGGATACCCCAGCGTAACCGTCGTCGATACTGCATCTACGGTTGTTCATGGTGAAGTATCATATATAAGCACAACGCAGGTACAAGTCGATTTTTCGGCACCTTTTTCCGGGTTTGCTTACCTCACGTAAGGGACAAGATCAATGGCACAGAGATTTCTAACAAATGTTGATCTGACGCAGAACCAGATCATCAATGCCAAATTTGAGGTTGTGGGGTCTGACCCTGGCAGCAACAACTTCGAAGGTCGGATGATCTATAACAGTACCGAGGACGTCATCAAGGTCTACTCGGGCTCAGCCTGGCGTAAGATGATCCATGCGGTCTCGTCGAGCACCACTGCCCTTGTGTCTTCTGAATCCAATGGAACTGTCAGCCTTTCCATTGCCGACGTAGTTGCTGGTGCCGCGCACGGTTTAATGACCGGCGCCGATAAGTCCAAGTTGGACAACGCTACTTCCAGCAACACCAACTTGACACTGGCTCTTCGTGACGCAAGCGGTCGGCTCCAGGTTTCTGCTCCATCTGCAGACCTCGACGCCGCGAACAAGGCTTACGTCGACGCTGCCCGCTCTGGTCTTGACGTTAAGCAGTCTGTGCGCGTCGCCACTACTGCCCCCCAGACGCTTGCTTCTGACTTTGAAAACGGCGACGTTATTGATGGCGTCACGCTTGTCACTGGTGACCGTATCCTTATCAAAAATCAGTCAACTGGAAGCGAAAACGGAATTTACGTTGTTGCTGTCAGTGGCGCACCGACGCGCGCGACAGATGCCGATTCCAATACCGAAGTCACTTCCGGCATGTTTACCTTCGTTGAGGAGGGTACGGTAAACGCCGATTCCGGCTTTGTTCTGACGACCAATAGTCCAATTACCCTGGATAGCACGGCACTTACTTTCGTACAGTTCTCGGGCGCGGGTCAAATTACCGCTGGCGACGGTCTTACAAAGACCGGCAACACGCTCGACGTCGGCGGCACCGCCAACCGCATCACGGTCAACGCAGACACGGTAGACATCGCGTCGACCTATGTCGGTCAGAGCAGCATCACTACGCTCGGAACGATCACTACAGGTGTCTGGAACGGCACCGATGTCGCCGTGGCCGACGGCGGTACCGGCGCCTCGACCGCATCCGATGCTCGGGCAAACCTGGCAGCAACCGCAGGTCATGCTCTAGACGCTGAACCAGTCTTGGCTCGCGTGGGCCACAAGGTGATTGGGGATGGCTCAAATACATCCTTTACAATTACGCACAACTTCGGCACTCGTGATGTCATCGTTCAGGTATACGACGTCAATGCGTCGCCCACTTACGAAACAGTACATGTTGATGTGGTCCGCACAAATACCAACACAGTTACTGTGAGTTTTGCATCCGCGCCAGCAAATAACTCGTATAGAGTCGTAATCACTGGCTAACACAAGACCTTGCGGGGTCCCATACTTTGAGTTGAGGCTCAATTGGCTAATAAGTTTTTCTCATCTATTAAAGCGCGGTTTTTCACAACCGTCGCTGATACTGCCGTCGATGTCGGCGTAAAAGATGATGCCAATGCACGCCTCGCCATTGATGCTGGCGGCAAGATTTCCTGGGGCGATGGCACCAACTCGGCGGACACCAACCTGTATCGTGATTCGTCCAACACACTAAAGACCGACGACACATTTAAAGCGCCGGCAGTTTTTATCGACGGCATTGAGGTCGACACCACGGGCGCATCCAGCAATCAGGCGCTCGTCTTTAATGGCACTAAGTTTGCGCCGGCAACAGCCGCAGGCCCCCAGGGAGCACAAGGTTCGCAAGGTGCACAGGGGGCGACTGGATCACAGGGCGCTACGGGCTCACAAGGACCACAAGGAGACGTAGGACCACAGGGGGCAACTGGTGCACAAGGGGCCATCGGAGCGCAGGGTGCTACCGGCGCCGCAGGCGCGACCGGTCCTCAGGGCGATGTGGGTGCTACGGGCGCTCAGGGCCCTCAGGGAGCCACCGGAGCACAGGGTGCCACCGGAGCACAGGGAGCAACAGGGCCACAAGGCTCAACTGGTGCCACTGGTGCTCAAGGACCGCAAGGGGCAACTGGGCCACAAGGAGACGCAGGACCACAGGGGGCAACTGGTCCCCAGGGTCCTCAGGGGGCACAGGGAGCAACCGGTCCTCAGGGCGCACAGGGTGCTCAGGGCCCTCAGGGCTCTCAGGGACCTCAGGGTTCTACTGGTCCACAAGGAGCAACTGGTCCCCAAGGGGATACAGGACCTCAGGGTCCTCAAGGAACACAGGGGGCGACAGGACCGCAGGGGGGTGCTGGTCCACAAGGCTCTACGGGCGCTACGGGTGCACAGGGAGCAACCGGTCCTCAGGGCGCTACGGGGGCACAGGGTTCACAGGGAGCAACCGGCGCACAAGGCGACATCGGACCTCAGGGCGCTACCGGCGCTCAAGGAGCAACTGGTCCACAAGGAAATCCCGGCGCACAAGGAGCAACTGGTCCTCAGGGAGATGCTGGCCCTCAGGGGGCCACCGGAGCACAAGGCTCAACTGGAGCACAGGGGGCAACAGGCTCACAGGGTCCACAGGGTGCTCAGGGCAACTTTGGCGGAATTACATTTGACTACACCTTTGATTCAAATACCGCACAAACTGACCCCGGTGCAGGAAAACTAAAGTTTAATAATTCACCCCTTGATACATCGACTGAACTAATTATTGATGATGTTGATGACAACTCAACGGACATTCAGTCATACCTAAGGACAATTGATGACTCTACGAGCACAATTAAGGGTCACTTCCGTGTTTCTAAAAAAGGTGATTCGTCGGCATTTGCCCTATTCACCATTTCTTCAATAACTGAAGAAACCGGATTCTTTCGCGTTTCGTCGTCGTTTGTTACAGGCTCAAGCACTACACCATTCGCAAACAACGATGACGTCATCATTACGTTTGCCAGAACTGGAGATGTAGGGGCACAGGGGGCGCAGGGGGCACAGGGTGCTACTGGTGCTCAAGGTGCAACGGGCGCGCAGGGTGCAACGGGCGCGCAGGGTCCACAAGGAGACGCTGGTGCTACGGGTGCACAGGGGGCAACCGGAGCAACGGGGGCACAGGGACCGCAAGGTGCGACAGGTACCCAAGGGGCAACCGGCGCAACTGGTGCACAAGGACCACAGGGTGATGTGGGGCCACAGGGCTCAACGGGTGCTCAGGGTGCGACGGGAGCAACTGGTGCGCAAGGACCCCAGGGTTCGACCGGCCCTCAGGGCGCTCAGGGCGATGCAGGACCCCAAGGAGCCACGGGTCCTCAGGGAGCAGCAGGGTCACAGGGTCCGCAGGGGGCAACTGGCGCACAGGGAGCCACGGGAGCCACGGGTGATACTGGTGCGACTGGGGCAACTGGTCCTCAGGGCGCACAGGGGGCGACAGGAGCACAGGGGGCAACGGGCCCACAAGGCGCAACGGGTCCGCAGGGGGACACCGGACCGCAGGGTTCTACTGGAGCAACCGGAGCGCAAGGCGCGCAAGGCGCAACTGGAAGTCAGGGCGCGCAGGGCGCAACTGGCCCAGTCGCTGGCAGTGCTAACCAAGTTGTATACAAAGATGGTTCAAACGCAGCCGCAGGTAGTGCGAATCTCACATTTGACGGAACGAGGCTCTCTGCGGCAGCGCTATCAGTCGACACAAATGTGCTTTATGTTGACGCAACAAATAACCGCGTCGGTGTCAATACCTCATCGCCAGCAACATCACTAGATGTCATTGGTTCTATCACCGCAAGAGAAGTAGCCACCGAAGATGGTGTAGCACTTCGGGGTCGCGCTGGAGGCTCCGGAACTTACGAAGTAACGCTTACGCCGACAACGCTCTCTGCAGACAGGACCCTAACACTCCCCAATGCGAACGGAACCATTGCCACCACAGGAAATATTGGGCTTGTATATCTATCAAGCGGAACATTTTCTGGCGCTACGCAGGTTAATTTACAATCTGTTTTTTCGGCCACTTATGACAATTATCGATTGATAATCAGTGACCTACAGGCCAATAGTTCAAATACATATTTATTTTTTATAAATCTACTATCGGGCAGCACGGCTGCTACAACAAGTTACTACTACGCAGTTCAGGGCCTAACTTATGGCGGAAGCAGTGACAATTTCTTCGGGCAAAACTCATCTCTCGGTATTTGTGGAGTAATAGCCAACGCAGACAGCCACATAGTTATGGATATTTCTCGCCCCAATGTTGCTGACAGAACAATAATTTCAGCACACTGCGCATCGACATTTGGCAACTATACGGGGACCGTTCAGCACACTACGGCAAATGCCTATAATGGGATACAATTTCAAAGTTTTAGACTGGGTTCTTCTGCAGTCAACTTATCTGGGTCCTGGAAACTTTACGGATATACCAACTAGTGAGAGGTGAATAATGACAAGAGTACGCTACACATATGACGGGTCAACGGAAACGGCTTCAACCGCCAATTTTACGGCCGGGGAAGAAGCGGCACAAGACTCGCAAGATTCGACGAACACATCAACCTATGTAACCGCGTCAGTAGAAGTTCGTCGTGAAACTACTGATAATCGTAGATTCATTATGGAGGTAATCTAATGCCAGTTTTAGTAAAACGACTAGCAGGTCCAGCGCAGTTGTCAAATACTGCCAACTCATCAATATATACAGTGCCCAACTCAAGCACCGGGGGAACCACTGCGGTTATCAAGGAAATTGTTTTATGCAATACGTCTGGTAGCGCGGTTACCGTAACCATGTCATTGAAGGTAAAAAATGTTTCTGTTGGAACATCCAATAACTTTCTCAGCGGTTTTTCCCTCGCAGCCAACGAAACAATCACGCTGTCGACATCGCTGGTCTTGACTAATGAGGGTGGCGCTTCCGCAGCAAGCGCCACGACCTCCGACCAAATACTTGGCTCGGCAAGCGCAGGAACAACCGTAAATGTAATTTTGAACGGATACGAGGAATACTAAAATGGGTAAGTTCTTTTTTGTCAATGGAGGTGGTTTGAGCGTCGTCTCTGGACCATCAACAACATCAAAAGCGAACTCTAATTTAAGTGCATTCCTTGACGCCCCCGACTCCGTATACGGCTCATCTGTTGACGGCAGCCAGACGCTAGATGGGTCAACTACTGTCCTTGGTATGGCTCCAGCGTCATCCATTTACACGGCAACAAGGGACCTGTTTTTTTACAATCTAACTCTTTCTGCAAGCGTTCGACTTAACCCCGGCGGATACCGCATCTTCGTTCAAAATCTTCTGACATTGAATAATGGTTCAACCATCGGTTATACAATAGGGTTTTCCACTGCTGGCTCAATACAACAGGGTGGCGGAATTGCGACTGCGGTGACTCACAGTCTTGGGGGCTCAAGTGCAACGCAGACCGCCACCGCTCCGACCGCGGCTACGGGGGGAACAAACTTCTACTACCAACCAAATCAGTCTGTTCGTGGATATTCCGTTACCGGCACATCAACTACACCTACTTTTTTGCGCGGAGGGGCCGGCGGTTTTGCTGGCATAGGTGGTGGTGTCGTAATTCTCGCCGCGAGGTACATCAGTGTTGCCGGAGGAACGGCACAAATTAGAGCGCCCGGAACTCCTGGCTCGGGCGGGGGCGGGGGAGGAGTAATTATTGTTATCTCTTCCGCTTCTGTCATACATCCCAGCGTATCGACGGATGTTACTGGCGGAACTGGCTGCAACTCGGGAACCGTAATTTATTCACAGGTTGTTTAGCGATGGGCGCGGTCAGAAAAATAAATAAATCATTAGTTCAGAGAACTGGCGGAGACTCCATTTTTGGCACAGGACTAGACGGCTCTGTCACCATTACTAATGGCACAACAGTACACCTCATACGGGATATGTACTACTCCTCTCTGACCGTTGATTCCGGTGGAGTGCTTGTTACTAACGGTTTTCGTATTTTCGTACAAGGAACATTAACTAATAATGGAGTAATCGGTTTCCCCACGGCTACGGCGGCAAACATTTCTGATGGTAGCGGCACTATTGCTGGCAGACAAGGCTCACTCAATCCGAACAGCGCTTGGGGGGATAGTACAAATTCTATTGATACTTCTGCGCTGAACGATTTGGACGACGCACTTGCTGGATGGTTTATTACCGCAGCCGGCACTATAACTAAAATTGGTTCTGGTTCACTTGGGGCAGCAGGCAGTGCTGGAGCAATTATTTCTAACGCGGGTTCTGGTAGTGCTGGTAGCGCTGGTCCTTTGGGTGTTTTTCCTGGCGCGAGCGCGGGTGAGCCCGGTGGTATCGGAAACGCCGGGAACCCTGGAACTGCAGCCACCGCAGGGGCTGGAGGCTCAGGCGGTCTTGGCGGTGGTCTAGTCATCGTAGTTACCAAGACTCTCGCTGGGTCCGGCACGATTGTAAGTAGGGGTTTGGCGGGTTCAGCGGGAAGCGCCGCCACTGCTGGTTCTGCTGGCAACCCAGGAACATCCGCGCCGACTCGGCCCGCAAGCCACAATGCTGGAGGACACCCCGCAGGGAGTGTGCCTCACCCGGCGAATGGTCCTCATAGTTTTAATGCCCACACCGGAACCCCATTTAATAACTCAATTCCAGAGTCACACCCCGGCGTCGCTCACAATGCGGGCGGACCTCTCCCAGCGATTCACAACGCGAACCACAACCATGTAAATCATGGGCCTGGACATACCACCGGGTCTCATGGTCCCAATGGAACTGGCTTTCACCTGCAACACAACGCAACCAGCAATGCTCATCATCATCCGAGTGGAACGCATCATGCCTCTCACCCTTCGAATGGGCCCCATAATATTACTACTAACCACAACGGACACAGCAATGCCATTCATCATGGGCCTGGATATAATGTTGGCCCCCACCCTGCGAATGGACCCCATAGCGCTCATACTAACCACAATGCCAATCCGCAGGGCAAAGGGCACAACGCTGGGCACGGTACACATCCTCATGGGCCTGGACATCACGGCGGTACTCACAACCCTGGGCACGGTTCACATCATCACCCCTCTGGGCATCACGCCGGTAATCACAACTCTGGGCACGGCCACCACGCCCACGGCCCGGGCTCTCACCCTGGGCACCACAACGCGGGTCACGGACTTAATTATGTTGCGGCGCACCCCGGGAACTCAGGACACAACGCAGGTGTTTTCCCTCACCCCGCGTCAAACCATCCTGCTGGCTCAACGGGCAGCAATCCCTTTGCGAATCCGTCCGCGACTCCGCATCCAAATTGGCCGGGTGGCCCTGGGGGTGCCGGGGGAACGGCAGGCACAGCAAGTTCCGGCTCAACTGGAGAGACCGGCAAGGATGGAGGCGTTATAGTTATTGCGCGCAACGCCGGAACAGCCAACACGCAGATGAGCCACAGCAACTTCCCCTTTACAAAAGTCGTTGATATCTAATGGACCGAGTCATTTTTTGTCCAGACGATTCAATGGCTGAAGAGGCGTCAAAACTTGCTCGTCTATGGGTTTTGCCAATACTAAATGGGCATTCCCCCAGAACAAAAACTTTAGATTTTGATGATTCTCGGGTGACCTTGCTTTCTATCCCCGTCGAAAAATATGTTGAGTGTAACTCCCCGATTGGCGTAAATCAATTGTTTGTTTTTACTATGGTAGATGATTTTGAATCGTGTAAAGAAATAAAATTGATTCTTATGGAAATAGATGATGATGACGACATTGAGCGGGTCGTGGGTGAGATGGTGCCGGACATTATAGAAGAGCATCGGATTGTTGTGAAACACAGATTTCCCAAACCCGGCAACTATGTCGTTATAAGTACGCGGAACGGTGCTGAGATGTGCAAGAATGTAGTTACAGTACAGGACGAACCAAGGAGATAAAATAATGGGATTTTTTGACACACTGAGTCAAGAGCGTAAGTTGGCAGCAATTGACCTACGGGTAGGGGGTCTTAAGGAGCAGTTGTTTACATGCCTTATCATCGCCGGATTGGACCCAGATTCAGTTGATATGGAGACCCTTAATCCACTGACGGACATCTCCGAGGAAAACTTGGGTTTGCGTGAACAGTTCGTCAATATTCTAGAGGCATTGGAAAAACTTGAACAAATTCGCGCGAGAATCGCTGAGTGACATGAAATTTAAAGAGCACGCCGTCGCAATTTGCCAGTATGACAATATTTTTGACGCTGATAATTTCATTAAACTCCTTGAAGAAGAGTGCTCCCAGACTTGGGGATATGTGCGATGGGAAAAGTCCGCCACTGGTGAAGGGCAGATTTCCAACATGAGAACATCATTGGGCTGCGAATTAGCACCCCTGGGCTCTGATGAGGTCCGCGTCGAACGAATGATTCCTCTTGTTTCCGAGTGGCGGAAAATCTGGGAAAAAATTGACCCGATTGTATGGGACTACAGAAATATCTTTGAGTTGAGCCTAGAAGCAGACGAAGGGTATCGCGTGCTCAAGTATGGCGGCGGCGCCGAGTATCACGCCCACCATGACCACTTCAGAAGCAACGCACGAAGTTTGAGTCTGGTTGCTTTTCTGAACGACAATTTCACTGGAGGCAATCTAGTATTCCCCCGCTTTAATGTAAATATTGAGCCACGAGCAGGGAGTGTAATTATGTTCCCATCAAATTATCCGTATCTACACATCGCTGAGCCCGTAGGCGAAAAAGATGAAACCGTAAAATATTCTCTGGTGACGTGGTTCCGATGACACCAGAACCCAGGGACCCAAACGCTGAGCAATTTGGTGATTTTGATTTTGACCCGATTACGAGTCGCTACAAAACACCTGATGAAATCATTATTTCCTGCGCAATGCTTGACCAACCTATAGTTTTTGTAATTGAGGACGAGAACAATGGGCTATAACTTGCAAGACGATTTCAATTATGCCCAGGAGCAACTAGCAATAGTTTTTGCAACACTCGGTTTTGACCTTGAAGACATTGCTGATGTTACCCTAAACGACCTACAGGAAGCCTGTAGCAATGTATATGGGGCGGCCGGTCATGACCAAAATTCACCCATAGCAATCGAACGGCACGCCGAATTGCGCAGAAATCAAATGTCATTGAGGCGCTTTTGGTACCTGTTTCATGTTCTCAAATGGAGAATAGAAAATGAGTGATAATTATGGTGTTTTCCAATTTGCAAACCTGCTATCTCATACGGCTTCCTCAGAAATAGACAAGGCACTTGTTGTCGCAAAAAATGCGCAGTTTCTGCAGTCAGAAGTTGAAACAGGCGTGGACAGAAGTCGTTCTGCTATTGGATTTTCCGTCCAACTAAATTGGCTTGACCCAGGTAATCTCACGGGCTCAACAATGGATATAGAAATTTTGAGTCGCTCCATTGTGGAAATAATCGTAAGGATTAAAAATCCTTCTAAATTATTATTCTGTGGCATGAATTATGTTCTTGCTGCAACGCTCAATGAAATTGTTCCCCGCGTAGACTATGTCAATACAACAAGTATTGATTATTTGGAGCAATATATAGGTGCGCAAATTCCGGACGATCACATCATCTCTATGCAAGATTTTGCGAGTGGGGTGATTGATACTGACTATGATGTGTTTTTTGTTGACACCGAGATGATGAGCCATGATTTCTCAATTATTGACAGTGCCTGGGAAAAACTTGCGCAGAACTCACTTATGATTCTCAATACCGTCAATGATTTTGGGGCACTGTATGCGCTGAAGGAGAGGCACCCCTATTTCCAGTATCTGTCGCGCCTGACCGAGGACGACGACAAGTATCTATTTCATGTTCCCCTAGCAACAGGCTTCACATTTGTGGTCAAAAAATGAAAAACAAGACAATAGTGGTCGCTGGTTCGGGGACCGCAGGATTAGTAACCGCACTTATAATAAAAACTCTTTTTACAGACTATAAGGTTGTTGTTGTTTCCTCTAGCGCGATAGGCATCGTGGGCGTGGGCGAGGGCTCCACAGAGCATTGGCGTCTTTTTCAAGAAATCATCGGCATCGATGTTCATGACATGATAAGAAATGCCGACATTACGCACAAGTACGGCATCAGATACGAAAATTGGACGAATCATACGCCAGACTATTTCCATAGCGTGGGTGGGACGGGCTTAAGTGCGGGGACTTTCTGGGGCGGCTACGCCCATGCGCTAGAGAATGGCTGGCCCCTAACGAGCGTATTCTCGTGGCGCGGTTTGATAGATAACAAAATTATTGATGCCGGAGACAAGACGCATCTCGGAACAAATCAATATCATTTCGATACATTTAAACTGAACTTGTTTCTGACGCAGATTGCAAAACAGAGGCAGATTTATTTTATTGATGCGAATGTAACAGATGTCAGAGCAGATGAGCATGGGTTTATTCAGCACATACAAATTGATTCGCACCCGGGTGTAATTGAGGGTGACTTTTTTATCGACGCAACAGGGTTCAGTCGTGAAATATTGAGCACAATTTCGGAAAATAATTTTGTTTCATATCGCAAGTATCTCCCATGTGATAGCGCAGTCGCGTTCCCAACGCCATCGTGCCCGTCGGGTCAGATACGCCCATATACACGCGCTAGGGCATTAAAAAATGGTTGGATGTGGGAAATTCCAACCCAGAAACGCCGCGGTAATGGTTATGTTTTTTCATCAGATTTCTGCTCGGTCGATGAGGCGGTTAAAGAGGCTTCAGACACTCACGGGTTTGAAATAGAGCCAGCGAAAACGCTTTCTTTCAAATCGGGGTACTTCAAAACAACTTGGAAAAACAATTGTGTCGCAGTTGGATTGGCTGCAGGATTTGTTGAACCGCTTGAGGCAACATCAATTTCTACTACGATTCAACAGGCCAGGCTTATTTGCTCATACCTTCCAACATTCTCGCGTGAGAAAACATACGGAGTCAAGGAATATCACCGTGTCATGGATTCTATTATGGAAAATATTCTATGCATGATTTCACTCCACTATATTTCAGACAGAGACGACACACCGATGTGGGCGGAACAGCAAAAGGCAGAAAAACCGGAGTTGTTGGCGCACCTTCTTGAATTGTGGAACACCAGGTGCCCTGAGCATCACGACATACCCTCAACGGGATTTGAATTATTTGGTGCAGCACATTTGTGGCATGTGGCCCAGGGCCAGGGGGTGCTCAACAAGGAGATTGCATCAATACAACTAGACGCATACAATTCTCGTCAGTCCTCTAGAAAGAATATTTCACAAATATCATTGGAACTCATTCAACAGAAATTGGTGGACCATGCCCAGGCGCTCAAAGCAACTGCAAATAGTTAATCCAGAAGTTTTTGATGATTTGCCTAAATTAAAAAAGAATCAAGTGTTGCTGTCTTGTCCTGACCCTAATTTAATGGACGACTCATGTCGCCCATACGTCAATACAGGAAATTGGCCTCAGTGGTGGAAGGAACTCAGCGGCGCCGAGGGAAGCATCAAGCGGTGCTCCGGCACGTCTGATTATCTTGCAACAGGCTTTACCATTCCACTGTGGGCCAAATTGATGATTCGTCCGTCATTGAACGGCAGGAATTGGGAAGCACAGTTTGACCTGACGCGCGACTGTCAACAATTTTTGATTGAGGGTTTCTCATATTCGCAAACAGGAGAATGCCCTGTTTCCAGGGCACGTAAACTTCAACAATCAAACTACATCAAGGTCATCAATCCCTGGAAAATAAAAACTCCACCGGGTTGGTCATCCCTGTTTCTGCCCCCGCTCTGGGACCCCGATCCAAATTACACAATGCTTCCGGCGGTGGTCAATACAGACTACTATCACTCCGCCCATATGGTCATTAGTGTGCTGGGGGACGAGCCTTTCGAACTTGAAATAGGGCGCCCCATGTGGCACGTTATTCCATTTAAGAGAAGCAAGGAATCGGAAATCCTGTGGGGCAATTCAAGGTCTTACGACCTCCTCAAGCACAGAGGGTTCGGCGGGGCATTCATGCCGCTCAACCAGAAAAGTAAATACAAAAAATTGCAAAGAGATGTAGACTCTGAATTAGCCAAACCAGAAAAAACATCTTTGTTTAAAATCATGAGACGAGATTGATAGGGGTTTGATATGGAATTCATCATTACGGAAAGTCAAAAAACTACTGCACGAGAAATTGCGCGTCGCCGGTTGGAAACAGAATTATTTACTGCTGCGCTACTTGCGGGAGTGGACCCGGACGACCTAGAGTTGGTAGATGGCTCCTTCACCTGGCAACCTAATTTTTCGAACGCCGCCTACAGTGACAGCGCTCAACTTCACTTGCGAGACATCCTTAATGTCTACGAAAAATTTCTGTCGTACGCCTGAAACGAGATACTATCTATGACTATCAAATTTTCATGGCCTGCGGGAAAGTCCTCGGCCATTATGGTTGCCGAAAATGCTTTGAGCGAAGAATTATGTTCCTCGGTGATTCGGGAATTATCAACATATTACGAAAAATTATTTTCTCCAGGGCCGGTCATGGGCGGCTTAATGCCATACGTTAAAAACAGCATGGACATGAGTTGGTCATCCCCTAATTTGATAAACAGCGGCGTTCCGCCAGAACCACTTTCATCTTATGAGAATGAAGTTACTCAAGTACTATTTTCTTGTGTTGGTTACTACCAAGAACAATTTACATGGCTCTGGGATTGGCCAGGAATGTCTGATACTGGCTTCAGGGTGCAAAGATACATAAAGGGCGGTGGGTACTACCGTGAGCACATTGATGGAGGGCCGCTCCCCGCGACTGTTCCGGAGCGTGTTCTTGGTGCTGTTGTTTACCTGAATACAGTTGATGTCGGCGGAGAAACATATTTTCGTCATCAGGATGTTTTTGTGCCTGCACGAGTAGGTTCAATAGCACTGTTCCCTGCGTACTGGACGCACCCACATCAGGGCTGTATGCCTATTTCAAGTGACAAATGGATTGTCAGTACATTCATAATACAACAAAGCAACAGTCACCCCACGGACGCACCTGATGACGGAAAGCCCTTGGCCAATGAGCACCTACTATGACCCATTGACCAATCGAACTTTGCTTACAAGGCCTCCGGCATTCATCATTGATGAAGTTTTTGAGCCGCATATATTCACCCAATTAAATAATGAACTGTCCCTAATCAACGAAACTCGGATTATTCCCTATGAGCCGTTCTTGGGCAGATTCCATTTAGATGCGGCAGACCAAAAGAAAGCATTGGAGCGATATCATGAGGTGCTATTAGATAAAGCCCGAGCCATTTTTACCCCAACATTAAAACCCACCTACTGTATGTGGGTTATCTATCGCGGATTCAAGGCCCGACTTCCGCGCCATGTGGACGATAACGCCTGTACCTACACGATTGATTTATGTCTTTCCCATAAAACTCAATGGCCCATCTATGTTGAGGGGCAGGAGATGCACCTTGAGCAAAACCAAGCAGTGTGTTATTACGGCGAAGACCAGTACCACTGGCGCGAAAAGTTTCCCGACCCGGCGAATAATCAAGTGCAGATGATTTTCTTTCATTTTGCTGAACCAGAACATTGGTACTTCACCAAAGGGCCATCCCACTTGAATGAAATTGTCCGCGCCAGACGAGAGCATGAGAGACAAAATGGATTATCGATAGAATGAATCACATCGTCGAATTTTACAAAAAGATACATGATGCCATCAAGGCAATGTCTCAGAAACAATATTGGAGCCGACCCAACATTGTTGAGGCGTGGGGATTCGTAACAAAACTAATAATCATTTTCCCAGGATTACTTTTCGGTACCCAATGGTGGTGGCTATACATTTTTGCCATCGCCTCAAGTGTTGCGCTTATTTGGTCATCGACCCACAAAACACTCCCGACTATTATCCTCTTTAATGTTGCTTGGATTGGGCTGGCAACATCAGCAATCCTGAAACACTTCTTATGATTTCCGTCATTACGCCCACACATAACACCCCCCAGGAAATTCTTGCCCGCACTTGGGCTTCCCTAAAATCACAAACATTCACAGACTGGGAGTGGGTTATCTGGGATGACTCAACCGACAACGAAACCTGGAGACAACTATACGGATTTTGCGCTGATGAGAGATACAAAATCCAGATGCATCGCTCCCACGTTCACTCAGGCTCAATCGGCGACGTAAAAAGAAAAGGTTTTATGGTTGCTAAAGGCGACATTCTCGTTGAACTTGACCACGACGATGAACTGACACCAGACGCCCTCGCTATTATCAGTTCTGCGTTTTCTGATAATAGCGATGTCGGCTTTGTGTATTCAGACTGGTGCGAAATTCTGTCCTCCGGGGAATCTGGTATTTATCCAGAAGGCTGGGCGTTCGGCTATGGTTCGGAGTATTGGTCGGACGCTCATGGCGTATGGGTGATGAGCGCGCCGGCCATCAACAACGCAACCATCCGGCACATTGTTTCCGCCCCCAATCATGTGCGGGCTTGGCGGGCTGATGTGTATCGAGAACTAAACGGGCATGATCCGTCCTATCCCGTAGCCGATGATTACGAACTGATCGTTCGCACGTTTCTCAAGACCCGCATGCACCACATCCCGCAATTGTTGTACAAGCAACACATTGGGCCAGGCACCGCCCAGCGCCAGCGCAATGACCTTATCCAGGTGTTAGTTGCCGGGATTGCCTCAAAGTACGAAAGTCAAATTACTGCTCGGCTTGAGGAGTTGGGGCTTTACGCAGAAGCCTGACAACCATCACTCCTCCATAAAAACTACCTCCCATTTAAGTATACCCATTAGTGGTACACTTTTTCTTGGGGTGTGTGGTGAGGGGATTGCTGCGCCTAACTAGGGCTTTTATCTTTATTCCAGTGTCAGTGCTGGCCTTCTTTGCACCGGCCACGTCGGTCATCGCCTCCAGTCAATACTTATCGAACGGATCATTTGTTCTTGATCAGGGTGGGTGGAGTGGCCCGACCGGCGGAGCCTCATGCTCGAATGGTATGCCCGCTGTTGGCGGGTGGGATGGTCAGAACGGACTGTTCTTCAGTTATGTCCAAGGCTCGGTCAATCAACAAATCGTAGTTCCTGAGCCATCGAGCCTAACCCTCTCCTACACGGTGGCCGGAGTCTGGGGCGGGACATACCAGGCGACCCTGGCAGATAGCGACGAAGTGCAAAGCACTGGAGTATCCACAGCGTCAATGCCCCCTCAGAACCAGACGCTCTCTATCACGACTACATCACCAAATGAATTAGTGACTGTCACCTTCAGTGGGAAGGATGGTCTCTTTTGGGCCGGCTGTTACGGGCCATCGATCAAGAATGCCTCCCTGATTGGCGAACCAACCGTACCAGCAATCCCAGAAAACTCTGTTTGGCAGAAGGTCTGGGAGAACCAGTCAGTCCTTTTGACTGCCCCAGAAGGATCAACATTCACCGGAATCAGTTTCATTTCCTACGGCCTTCCAGACGGGGAGAACGGGCAATACACCATCAACCCTGGGTGCCACGCAACCCTAAGCGAAGAGCAACTCAGCCAATACCTTGGACAGGCAACCCTCGAAATTGGGGCGTTCAACCACATCTTTGGCGACCCATGTCCCGGCATCGGAAAGCGGCTAGCCATTGTTACTCAGTATTCTTCTTCCCCCACTACAACCACAACGATAGCCCCATACTTTAACCCTGTTCAAAATCTCACCGCAGTAGCGGACACCGATGGAAATGTTGTTCTAAATTGGGATGCCCCAACAGCAGGCAACACTGCTCCATACATGTACAACATTTCGTTTGTTGACCTCGTTGACGAAGCGGAAACTGGTGGTTGGGGAATATGGACATACGCCACGAACACTTCATACAGTCTCGGTCCGTGGATGTGGCCTGGAACAACTGGATACGGACCAGTGAGATTCAAGATTCAGGCAGGGACAGCGCCATGTGTCGGAGAGGGCGAAGGGTCTTGTATGTACGGACCCGAAACCACTATTGACACTGTGGTGATTGACCCCACTCCGCCCACTACAACAACTACAACTACTAGCACTACAACCACGACAACTACGACTACGATCCCGGAAACGACTGTTCCAGAAACGACGACGACATGGGTTCCTACAACAACATCCACAGTTCCAGCGACAACGACTACTACTACTGTCCCCGCAACGACTGTCCCTGTAACGACGCTCCCTCCCACTACAACTACAACATCGACGACGGTTCCGCCGACGACGACGATTCCGCCGACAACTAATCAACCGACTACAACCGCGGTCCCAGAACCGCCCCTTGAGTCAGGGTCGAGCGAAGCAATTATTGAAGAAATCCTGGACCTTGAGCCAGAACAGTTGGCTGAACTCATCGAGGAACTCGACATCTCGTCGACATCAGTTGAGGCAATCGCCGCCATCTTTTCTGAGGAAGTTCTGTCCGAACTAAGCACCGAGCAGGTGGACGCGCTAATCACAGAAATCGCCTCCGCCGAACTAACCGACGAGCAGGCTGAGGTTCTCGCGGCCGCCCTATCCGAAGCGCCGGCAGAAGTGAAGGAAGCCTTCGAAGAAGAAATCAACGTCTTTGGTGGTCAGTTCGATACCTATGTCCCTGCCAACTCTGTGATTTCGGTAGGGGAACGTCGAGTAGTTGTCGCTGCTGGAGCAATCATCGCAGCGGCCCCAATAACAGTTTCTTCAAGGAGAAGGTAATGAAACTCATCAAATACGGGATTGTCATGGCGGCGACACAGGAACCGTAGTGGTCGCAGCACTATTGGGGCTATTAGGTGTAGTAATTGTACGAATCGCACGGACACGGAAGGAAAAATAAATGTTGAAGAAATTGCTCTCAGAAGCCGGCGCTCTCTCGTGGACCCTCGCAGGAACGGCCGTCGTCATCATCACTCTCTCGGGAAAGGTTCAGGCTCAGGCGTTTTGGATTTCTGTCGCGGCCCTGGCTGTTCACATCCTGAGCGTGGCCTTCACCGGGGAGAAGGAGGAAAATAGTACAATGGAGGAGACCTCAGAGGAGTAATCATGAACCTGCCCTTCGTAAAACTCGTTGTCCCTACCGCGCTCAAGGCCCACAAGAACGGGCAGTTGCCCCAAAACTTGCTAGCCAAGATCAAGACCGGTGGACTGATGTATGCCCCTGTGGCCGCTCAGTTCGACAAGATGTACGACGCAGCGATGGCTGCCGGCTTCAAACTGAAGAATGTCGGTGACTACCGTTCGTTCGATGGGCAGTTGAAGATGTTCATGGACCGCTACACCACAACTGACCAAGGACGCAAGCCTCAGGTTACCCGTCAGTATGAGGGGAAAACCTGGTACCTCAAGCCGGGCAAGGCTCCTTCGGCGGCTCCAGACCCCACCGGGGTGAAGGGCTCGAACCATGGATGGGGCCTGGCCATCGACCTCGGCTACGACGTTGGTGGGAAACTGACCGGGATGGGCGGCGCATGCTTCGACTGGATGTGTGCCAACGCTCCCAAGTACGGCTTCTACCTCCAGACCGCTGACCGCAACTCAAAGGAATTTGAGGCTTGGCACTGGCAGTACGCGCTCGGTGATGCTTCGCCCGACGGCTCTGCCGCACCTGCTCCCGCCGCTGCTGCTGCTGCTGCTCCTGCCGGTGGCGGCGGGGGTATGAGGTTTGACTACCCCGGAACCCCCGTCAAGCAGGGCTCCAAGGGCGATGCCGCCAAACTGGTTCAAGCCATCATCGGCGCTAAGCCAGACGGAGATTTCGGCCCCAAGTCGGCCGAGGCCCTGAAGGCTTGGCAGCGAGCGAACGGCCTCAAGGATGACGGTATTGTTGGGCCGGTGACCTGGAAGAAGATGTTCGGCTGACCTAATGTCGGATAGATTCTTTTACAGCGCAAAAGTTCTCGACGTCATCGATGGGGATACCCTCGACCTGAGTGTTGACCTTGGATTCGACGTTCACTTTCAGGTGCGGGTGCGCTTACACGGAATCAACACCCCAGAATCCAGAACAAGCAATAAGGCTGAGAAAGAACTAGGCCTTCAGGCTAAGGCGTACACCAAAGACTGGACAGTCCGACATCCCACTGTATTTGTAAAGACTGTCAAAGATAAGAAGGAAAAGTTCGGACGCATTCTGGCAGAGATTTACTCTGACGAGAAAAAGACCGCTTGCCTAAATGAGGACATCATCGACGCCGGCCTGGCCCGCAAATACAACGGCGAGGCTCGCGGCGGCTGGTTCGATACCAAGTAGTATTCCGGTATGGCCGGTGAACTCGAATACCTGTGGCACGACGACGGCCACGTACTACATTTAACACTGTCAGGTGCAGACCTGAACATCACCATGGTTTACTGTCCCGCAAATGGGGCGCCAGACAGTGACTGCTTCCACGAGGACGCCGGCGGGTGCATCGTTACCTACTTCCTGAACAACTATGGCCTCGACTGCAATGTCGGTAGTTGTGCGCCACAGGAAGAACTAGGAATCGCCTGGTCGGTTCAGGGCTCCCTCAAACACATTGACGAATGCCAGGTGTGGGTCATCCCTGTCACGGACGACATGTACGCCTCATGGAGGGCAACTCAGGGTTAGCGGGCTACAGTTTGCGCTTAGTAGCGGCTACATCCTGCAGGGTGTTCCGGCCCAGCGCAGTGATCTTGTATACCTCGTCGCCAGTTTCAGTAATGAGGCCCAGACGTACCAGGTTCTGTAGCGAGCGCCGGGTCTCGTAGGTGTCCTTCTTCAACTCCGGAAAACAATTCCAGGCTTGGGCCGGCGTGAATGTCCCGAAGCGCATGACCTGCGCAAAGATCAAACAAGTGTGGTTGCGCGACCCGTAGGCAATCTTGGTTCGATTGGGGCGCTTAATCTTCGTCTTGATCGTCGTCACCTTGATCATCGTACAGCCACTCGCGGAAGGCAGTCCACTCGGCAAGGGCGTTTGTAACCTCGGTGCGCGATGTCATTTGCACAGACATCAGGGCATCCCCCATCCGCTCGGCCAGAATACTGAGATCGGCAAAGTCTTCCGACATCCGCTGGATGATGAACTCCAGATGAGCGATTTGCCATGCACATTCAGTGAGAAAAGCCCTGTAATCATTACGAGTGGTTTTTTTGCTGCTGAGAGTGATGTCAGGAATCTGTTGGAGCAACTCGCTCTTACTGGTGTACCCATACTGCTGACGGAACCATTCAGATAGAACCTGAACATGGTTCAGATGTACCTTGTCGGTTTCCCCAACCTTGGGCACCATGTCCGGGGGAATGCCCAGATCAGTGCAAAAGTTCAGCGAACAATTCTGAGGGGTGCCATCACAATCAGCGCAGGTCTTTTCGGAGCCAAAACATGGGCGATTGCCTGGTCCTTGTGGCATGCATCAAGCATACAACTCAGTGGCTGTCAGTACCCAAAAATCTCCAGGTAATCTTGGGCGGCGGTGACCTTGTCCTCGCTCACGGAAACGCCAGTCTTGACGGCGTGTAGCAGTTCCCCAATGATGTCGCAGGACTTCATCAGCAACATGTCCAACTCGTAGCGCTCATTGACTAAATGCTCGAAGTTCTCCATCACCGACGCAATCTGGCTCATGACATGCTGAATGACGTGCTGGTTCTCGCTGATGGTCTCGTCCCGATACATCTGAGCGGCCGGCGTCAGGCGGTCCGTCAGGTTCCTGGGCTGGTATGGCTTGGGCGGGGTGAGGCCGCTGGGGATGATATCGCGAGAATGGTTATGAAAATCTGTGTTCATACCGCTCAGCATACGCACGTAATCACCCATGGCGCCAATCGGTCTACTTGAAGAAGGGCGAAATCGCCTCGTAGAACCTGCGTATATCAGGGTGATTCAGCAAAA